TATGAAAGAGTTTCGCAAAGCGTCATTGGAAGAGTCTAAGAAATAAGGCTCTGAACATATCCAAGAATAAGAAAGGACATCGGTTGATGTCCTTTCTTGTTGAATAGACAACACCGTTAATTATTCATTATCGATAATGTTTCTGATTTTAACTCATCATATTCTTCATCCCAGTCTTTTAAAATAGATCGTTTATCATCTGAAATATGAATTAAATGCGCTAAACCATTATAATATTCATCATTGACAGTAGCGGCTTTAAGTTGATTATCTCCATCTATTTTATCCGCCATACTAAAAATTAATTGTGTGTCATTAGGATAGTTATTACGTATAAATGAAAGTATAAGTTTCTTATTAGGCAGATCAATATCTTCTTTGAATATTGCATCTAACATAAAAGGAAGTCTATGTACTGAGTTATTAGACTTGATTTGTTGATTAAAAGCAAAATGATATGCCATCATAGCCTTTAATAACTCTACACCTTGATATGGCAGTGCAGAAATCTTATACAAATCAAAAAAACGATCTTCCCCAGAATAGATTGAATACTCAATTTCCAATGATGACATGTAATTTTCAAATTTACTTCTAAATTCTCTTTTTTGATTATTTCGAAGTGTGTTGATTTCTGCCTCAGTTTTAAACGTACTCAACTCAGTTGTTATCTCATCAAGCCGTTTTAATATTTCGTTTTTCCTTGACTCTACATTAGAAACATATATTTCGTTTGCCTGATTATTTATCCATCGTTCCATATTCACCTCATTGGCAGAATATTGATTCAAGACATTTCGCTCTTTTTCTATCTGCTCTGATAGATCAGCTCTTTTCTTTTCGCAAGAATCTATTTTGGTTACAATAGCTTTTATCGTTGTTTTTATGCTTGACAACTCTGATTCAGTATCATTAACATCTTGTAAGTGAACATATGCTGTTTCAATGGTTAAAGGTAGAGTCTGGTGACATACAGGGCAACATCCTGAACTTATAGGATTTTGTTTTAATAAATTAGGTTTTATGTTTTTGAGTGTTTTTAATCTTACTTTGAGAAATTCAAGTTCGTTACACAGACTTAAAAAATTACTATTGAGTTCTTTTAATTTAGTCTCCTTTTCCTTAAATGAATTAATATATTGAGTACATTTGTCTTTATGAGTATCACTTTCCAATGTAGCCACAATTACCTCAGTATCTTCTTGGATTGTGCTTTCCAGAACTTCTTTTTTTGACTTCAATTTTTTTCGCTCATCTTCAAGCTTTATTTTCTCTAAAATATCATCATTATTGTTGATTGAAAGATAGTAATCGAGAAAGTTCTCTTTGAAGTTTTTGTAAAAATCTAAACCATCAAATGTTTTTCTAATTGATACCCAACCAACTGACTGGGAGATATAGTAAGGTAAAAACATTGTTTCAATGGAAGCCTCTTTATACTCATCTCCTTGCAATAACATCAGATTAAAGCCCAATAAATCTCTAAACCAAATTTTAAGTCTGCGATGTTCAAACGCAGCATCTCCTGTTACACCATTAAAAGACAGCAATGGGTCGTTCTCTTTCTTTATGAAAATAGAACCATCATTTCTGATTATCGTTATGGGTGTTTCATTATTGTTTTCAGTTACAGTACAATCTAACCGCAAAATAAAATCGGGTGTAAAAATTGGGTCAATATATTTTTTCACATCGTTAATCCCAAACATATATAGTATGGTCTGTATTATAGTGCTTTTGCCAGATGTATTGGCTCCATGTATTATATTTACAGAATCAGCAAAATTACAATGAAAACATTTTCTTTGACTTTCTGAAAAGATAAATAACTGTTTGTATTTTAGTATTTTACTCATTTGTATATGGTTTTTCATTTTCAAAATATGCTGCATAGATTGTTGCCTTCATCTCTAATTCAGATAACCTAACACTATGTAAACCAATGTATTTGTCGTATGTCTCACCTACAAAAGACTCTATATCATTCGCTAAAGATTCATTGTAAGCGTCACTCGTAAATGTAAGTATCTTTTGATGCTCTGCTTTAGTTAAATCTTTAAAGTAGTCAAAACTATTACTGAATGCAGACTCAAAATGCTGTTTGTCTCTGATTCTAAGATTTAATCTTCGAGAAATTTCAGAACCTTTACTGCGCCAATACTCAATGGCTTTAGATTTTGATGTCAATATATCAAAACAATTATTTATTCTGTTTGATGACACTCTTTTATTTACGTCTGCAAATGACACGCATTCTTGATTAAGGGTTGTTGCTGTTTCTGAAAACAATAGTAATAATGTCTCAATAGCTGCACTTGGATGTGCAATTTCATCATTAAATATCGTTGCTAATTTTCCTTTTAACTGCTCTTTCTGAGACGCTGTTTTCTGGCCTAAATCTACATATCTAAATTTTAGATTAGGAATCTCCGCTAAAACACTATTAGATTCTATTTCTGTATCAATTGTATCTTTTGAATCATGATTCAATGATTCATACCAATTTTTAACTTGAATTTTATTGGGTAATTCTATCGCTGTTTGAGCAGCACACAATTTTGTTTTGATATCGTCCTTGATATGTTCGCAAATTTCAGATTTCGCCTCATCGCACAATTCTTCAAAAGAATTAATCTCTTTGGTTACATTGGTTTTTGTCCGCTTTAATTCAATCAATGCATTTGTAACAAAATGCAGATATTGCTGATACTCCGTTGTCTTGTTAAATGTTGTATCAGCCTTAGCAATAACTCCGTCTTCGCACATAGAATGAATAGTCTTTTTGAACTCAGTGGTCAATGTCCATTTTTCACCACTTTTCTTTGCTTGGTAAAGGTTTGCTGATTCTAATACATCACCATTGGTAAAGCAAAAAACAAAATCTTCATAGTGCTCAAAATAGATAAAATACTCCCGTTCTCTGAGCTGAGAATATCCTTCGAGCAACAAATATAGAGCACAGATTTTCTGAAACTCGTAGCCTATTCCGCCATGAACTCCTGCATTGTCTTTTGGTCTAAGTGTTGTTGCCATAATGATCTCTTTATTGTTAGTTATTATTAAAGTTTTCTGATAATATTGATTTTAGGAGGTTTTGGGCGGTGAGTTCGTTGGCGGTGATTTGAGCCTCGATTAAACTGCACTTTTCTAAACTTTTCTTGATAATCTCATCAATTATTTTTTGCTCTTTTTGTGGAGGTATTGGAATGAGAATCTGATCCATTTTGTTTTTAGGCAGTCCTTCTCGTCCTGCACCTGTTTGAGCTTTAACTATCATCTGTTGAAAATAGTTTGAGATAATAACAGAATGAATTAAATTACCCATTTCTTTGTCTATCAATCTGATAATTGCTACATGTTGATTAATATTTGCCTCTTCAAATTCTTTAGGTACCATTGCACAACGACCAATAGATCCACCAGTAATATTCAATAACAAATCCTCTTGCTTTACTTGAGTTGCTGACATTGACTTATGTGTTTTGTCTGAAATAAACGCAACACCATCTAACGTAATTCCATCATTATAGATATTTTGAGAACGTAAAAAGTAAATGCCTCTTGACGGATAAGCACTTTTGCCACCCTTTGGAGTGCTACCAGAACCAGTTTTGCTACACAAATCGCCTAATCTGCACCATTGCCAAGTGTCTGGAATCTCAAATGGGAGCTCTGATTCGGTGATTGGTTCGAGGGGTTTCTCCTTGCGGATTTTGCCCTCTTTTATCATCTGCTCCTTTTCTGCCTTGATGCGTTTTAATAGCTCACTTGCAGGTTCTACATCGGGATTTTCAGCTCGCCAATCTTCGGTTAATTTACCGCAAATTGCATCCTGCAAAATCGACTGTTTCAACTTAGCTAAGTAATCCTTCTGCAAACTAATCTCATTACTAAGCTCTATTTGTTTTGTTTTAACGTTAGTGATTTTTGACAATAACTCTTTTTGAAAAGCCATCGTCTTTGGTAAAGTAATAATTTGATTGAAGAATTTATCTTTTTGTAGTCTAATTCTTTGTGTAGTTCCATCACTACCTCGTTTGCAGATCTCGTCAAACCAATTAGTAGAAGTTAATTCAAGAAAAAAATGTTTATCTATTACAGATTCATCTATATCAAAATACCAGAAATCATTAGTCACCAATGCCCCATCAAGCTCTTTTGGTATAATTCCAAAAGCACCATTACGAGCATCAATTCCAGATAATATAAAATCACCCTCTTTTACCTCATACATATTCGATTTTAGCTCAGAGCCTCGTTTCATATCTCTAAGTGACACGCCATTATGGTTAATACGAATAGTTACTAATTTATATTCACTATTAGCATCAACCTTTACTGGTCGCTTTATTCGCTTTAGAAAACTACCTATTTTTACCTGTTGCCAACTCATTACAAACCACCTTTCAAATCGTTTAACAACTCTGAACAACGAATGAATGACTGCTCCAATTTATCAATCAGCTCAACGCTCGAATATTCAATAACCTCTTCTACTTTGGTCGGGTTCTTAATATCCAAATCCCAATTTTTTAGATCCTTTACATCTACTCGCCAAGCAACATCGCTCTCCGTGCGGTCGTTCCACCACGCCATAAGTGGTTCGAACTCCTCGAAGCGAATTGGTTTAGTCTTTGAGTAGCTCTTTTGTCCTTCGGGTAAGCGATGTTCGTAGTACCAAATCTCTTTGGTCGGTGAGCCTTTCTCGAAGAAGAGTAGATTGGTACTAACTGTTGCAGGAAAGAATGTACTTTGAGGCATACGCACAATAGTATGTAGATTACACTCTGTAAGCAACTTTTCACGGATACGAGCCTTTACGCCATCCCCCGTAATAGAGCCGTCGGGAAGTACAATAGCTGCACGACCTCCGTTCTTTTTCAACATCTGCATCATCAACACCACAAACAAATCGGCACTCTCCCGACAACGATAGGTAGCAGGGAAGTTGGTCTCAACACCTTCGGCGATGCTTGCCCCAAAAGGAGGATTTGCCAAGATAACATCAACTCTATCTCTATTTGTTATACTGTTATATTCTCGTTTCAGAGAATCTGTATATTCATAATCTGGAACATCTACATCATGCAAAATAAGGTTAGTCAATCCCAATACGTAAGCCACTGGTTTAAATTCCCACCCAGTAACGGAGTTTTGCAAAACTCCAAAATCATCTGGTGTATGTACATACTTCTCTTTTACGTGGTCGATAGCAGCTGTCAAGAACCCTCCCGTACCTGCCGCTGGGTCAAGAACCTTTTCACCAAGTTTAGGGTCGGTCATTAGGGTCATAAACTGCGTAACAGCACGTGGAGTGTAGTATTCACCTTTATTACCAGCGTCACGGAGTTCCTGCAAGATGCTTTCGTATATAGTTCCAAAGATGTGTTTATCCTCGCTACTATTAAAGTCAATCTCATTGAGCTTATTGATAACCTTACGCATCTCATAGCCCGACTTCATATAGTTATTGTTGCCCTCGAAAACCTCTTGAATAAGAGCTGCACGTTTAGATGAATTTTTCAAGGTCAAAGATCGAAGAGTTGCAAACAGGCCTTTCTCCTCCTCTTTATCACTGTAGTTGTCAATAAAGTTGAGCAATTCATCTCCAGTTATCCCTTCTGAATCCTCAGCCCAATTACGCCACTGAAACTTTTCTGGAATAGCCGAAATGTAATTGTCATTCGTTATCTCTAACTCCTTATCCTTATCGTCAATAATCTTTAAGAACAACATCCAACCAAGTTGTTCCAATCGTTGTGCATCGCCAGAGATACCTCTGTCTTGACGCATTATATTGCGTATATTTGTTATTATTGCTCCTACGTTTGCCATTGTATTTCTATGCTACTCTGTATAATTCTTTTTCTAATTCTTGTAACGCTTGTTTGTAACCCTCTTTTCCTCCAAAAGCATTTACTAACTCAATGCGAGAGCCTAATTTAGCGATTGGGTCAAGTCTTAAAACATCCATACTTTCAATGCTCAACAGCCCATCAGCAGCATATTTATCTAATAAGCTTTTGATAACAGCTTGTGCCTTTTCGCCATACTTTGTAAAGTAGTTACGTTTCTTTACATTTTCTGCTCGTTCACGGCGAGTTAATGGTTTCGCATCATACGCAATATGACACACCAAGTCAAATGGGTCAAAATCTTTACCCACTTCCTCTTTTAACGCATCAAAAAGCACTCCTTGAGACTCTAATTCTTCAACGACTTCTCGTTTTGTAACAGAATCTTGCCATATAGAGCGGAATGTATTGATATCGGGATATTTGCTTGATACATTTTTGCGAGTGTAATCTCTTAGGCTTTCGGTAATAATCTTACCATCAGCTCCAAGGTATTGAACACGCTCGTTAATGACAGTTACATCAACGCCTGAGACTTGTATCTTCTCTTTTTTATTGTTCGCCTCATCATCTTCTGGGATAGTTATATCAGGAGGAAAAACAACCTCTTCTCCATCTTCAAGAACAGGCTCGTCGATTTGCTCTTCTTCTGGTGAAGGCATATCTTCGTCCTCTCTATTAGTCATCACTTTGACTGGATCACCATCAAAATCTGGGTCGGCAAAGTGGTGAGTTACATTACGGAAATCCATAATAGTGAAATAGGTCTTGCCATGCTCCTCATTTATACGTGTGCCTCTACCTATAATTTGCTTAAACTCAGTCATTGACTCAATGCGGCTATCAAGCACAATCAATTTACAAGTTTGAGCATCGACACCAGTTGTCATCAGTTTTGATGTAGTAGCAATTACAGGGTATGTCTCTTCGGGATTGATAAAGTTGTCGAGTTCATTTTTACCCTCGTCATTATCACCCGTAATACGCATAATATATTTACTGTTCTGCTTAACCAAATCCGAGTTTGCATTAGCCAGAGCTATTCGCATACCTTCTGCATGTTCGATGTCTACACAGAACACAATTGTTTTGGTATTAAGTCGTCCGTTTTTACGAAGAAACTCTGTAATCTTTTGAGCTACAAGTTTTCTGCGTTCGTCAATAATTATATTCTTATCAAAATCTGTCTGATTGTAGATTCTATCTTCAACCTCATTACCTGATTTATCTAAAAATCCTTTTGGTGGTCTCCACCCTTCCGCATCTACATCCAAAGTGACTTTAATTACCTTATATGGAGCAAGGAATCCATCATCTATTCCCTGTTTTAGAGAGTACGTGTAAATCGGTTCGCCAAAATAATCAATATTGGATACATTTTCAGTCTCTTTAGGGGTTGCCGTCATTCCAAGATGAGTAGCAGAGCTAAAATAATTCAATACCTCTCTCCACTTACTATCTTCTTTTGCACTACCTCTATGACACTCATCAACTATAATTAAATCAAAGAAATCTGGTGAAAAATCCTTAAACGCATCTGGCACCTCTGGATCTGAATTACTCAACCCTTGATATAGCCCTAAAAATATATCATAAGCTTTATCAGCACTATCAATACCTCGTTTTTTGTTGGATACTAATATGTCTTTGCCATCAATATTAACAACTTTTTTCTTAATAACAGTCATCGCCCCTTTGAAGTGGCGGAAATCGCCTCGTAGAGTCTGGTCTACGAGAGCAGTTCTATCTGCTAAAAATAGAATACGTTTCTTGGTTTTAGACTTCCAAAGGCGATATGCTATCTGAAAAGCTGTGTAAGTCTTACCTGTTCCTGTAGCCATAACGAGTAGAACTCTTTGTTCTCCCTTGGCAATTGCCTCTATTGTCCTATTAATTGCCACTTGTTGATAATAGCGTGGTGAACGTTTAGAACTTGTATCAATATGATAATCTTGGGAGATTGCTTTTTCTGTAGTATAATCATCTATACCTTTAAAAGCCTTGTATTTTATCCACAACTCTTCAGGAGATGGAAACTCTTCCAGTGTTAATTCTTTTTCAATATCCCCAGTTTCGATAGTCTTATCGTGAAATACAAAACCGTCTCCATTGCTGCTAAAAACAAATGGAATATCAAGAATATTAGAATAATCTAAAGCTTGTTGCAAACCCCCAGATATTAAATGAGTATTGTCCTTAGCCTCAATTATAGCAATTGGAATATTGGGTTTGTAATACAGTATGTAATCTGCAAACTTTCTTTTACCGCGTGCAGTAATACGACCCTTCACATATATTCTACCATTTGTAAAATATATTTCACGGCCAATCTGCGTTTGTTCATTCCAGCCAGCTCTAATAATTGCAGGTGTAATAAATTTAGCTTTAATATCAGCCTCTGATAATGACTTTTTATTCATATGACTCATCTTCTATTTGCAATAGCTCTTTCGGGTTAATTTGCAGAATCTTCGCTATTTCAAACAATGTCTCAAGACTTGGTTGACGGCGATTACAAACATAAGCATTAACGACACTAAAACTCTTTCCTAATTTGTCCGCCAGCCACGTTTGTCTAATTCCTTTTTCGTCAAGTACTTCTTTTATGCGATTCATAATTCCACATTAAACATTAGATGTATTATGCCATAAAGATATGGTATTTTTTGCTATAAAAAAAATCCAAGCTCATTTTATTGACTTGGACTGTAATTTTTGATGGTTTTTATTATATATTTTGCTTAAATATTAGCATTTACACTATCCACGGATTTTTGTACGGATCATAATCGGTCTGAAAAGTCGATAGTTGCCAATCCGTCACGGGTTTGTTATCCTCCGCCAGTTTTCGGGGTATCTGAGGGTTTAGTCGTAATTTCGAAGCATCGTTCAGCCACTTCATCGATTCCTCGTGGTCTTTCAACCGTACCATACTTACATTGTTTGGAGCAATCAACTTCGTGAGTTCATAGATAGCCAGTCGCACCATATGTTTTTTGATGTTGTAATTGCGAGGGTCGTTCAAGGTTATGTTGTGCCCAACGATAGGCACATCGGCATTTACGTCCATTCCCGGGTAGAATACTTTGCTCTCATAGACCACATACTCGTGACTTTCCAGCTCATAATTGTTGTAAGCCGGGTCATAGTCGGCAACAGCACCCCAACAGGGAGAGTCAAACGGATTGATATTATTATCAAATTCTTCGAACGTCATCAACGTATAAAACGCACCGTTGAAGGAGACTACCTCCCAGAGATTATACTCAATCGGCAACCATTCAGTTGTCTCTTTCTCCAACCAGCCCACCGCCATCGGAATACGAATATCTCCGAACTTATAGCCATTGTCGGCTTTACAGATATATGCCACATCGTTGTAGGTCACAATGTCGCCCACGTAGTATGTTCCGAATTGGGAATATTGCGTAATTGGCTTTTCTTCGGGATTCAACGATACATATTCCTCCCAATAAATCAATGTCGAAGGCACTTTGTAGCCGCTTATTGAACGGATGACTTCGTAAATGCGTCCTTCCCAATAGATGAACGCACCCACAGGGAAAGTTATCCTACGGTCATGCTCGGCAATATATTTTCCCTTACTTAGCTCCTTTTCTATCTCGTAATTCTCGCTTAGGTTTTCAATGATGCTCATCTCGGCTGATTCTTCCGCCTGAGCAAATCGGTCGGAATTACCTCGTGTCATTTGCGCAAGGGCTTCGGCGGTAATCACGCCCAAGTAATCATTATCATTTAGAAATCGTCTATACATATTTGTTTTAGTAGTTAAATCCATTATACACTGCGGGAGTGGTAGCTATAATACTTCCGTTGCTATCGCCACTTTTAAACTTATACCAGCTATCCCGCAAGTAGTAGCAAAGGAGGTAGTCCAAACAATCCGAAAGGTGTCCGTACTTCTCATATTTTACGCCTGTTTTCGGGTCGGTTACTTTCTGTTTACACTTGGTGCCGTCTTCATTTTTGAGCTGGTAAATCAAGTCTTCGGTCAGCTTCCGGCATTTCAGGTCTATCTCAATCGTCCAGCCGTTGTATCCAGTAAATAGCTCGTTTACAAATTCACATCTCGTTACTTGTGGTGGTTGTTTTCTCAACAGCTTCAACTTTGGTCTGAGAACACCTTTACCAAACGTATCGAGAATCACCGTATAGTTATTGATGCCATCTTCGGTAGTTGTTGAGCGTTGTAAGCCCGACGGGTCGCCCGTCACATCTACACCTCCGATATGTTTCTCTCGATAGAGTTTCTGTTGAACTCTTCGAGATAATGCGGGTGTGTTATTCTCCTTGTCCTGTGGTTTTCCAAGTATCTCTTCTAACACGTAAACCTTCTTGTTTTCGTAATCTATTTGAGCAGACAGCACCGACATCTGCGGAGCAACGTTAAAGTCCCATACCGTGATGAGCGGTTTGGTTGGGTTATACACACGCTCTTTCAGTCCTGTTATAAGATGCTTGGCTCCATCGAATCGGTTATAAATCGCCATATCGTTGGCTTCCACAAAGTCCCAGTTCCCATAAAGTAGCCTCTCTTTGGTGGCTTGGTCTGAAATTTTGTTCAGTGCTGCCTCGTATGTCTGGCGGAAACCAATATCAGGATTATCAAACACACTGAACGGGATATAATATTCACCCTCTCGTGTCTCCACTTTATCGCCATTGTCGTCCTGCACAAAGCGACTACGCACCCAGTTCGTGGTTGGGTTTGTAGTGAGTAACATCTTTGAGACCATAAATGTCTCGTGAGTACGCCAACGCAAACGGGAGAATAACACTTCTATGGCTTTCTGACCAATCTCCGACACCTCATCGACTGCGCAGATTGTTGCTTCCATCGAACCGAAGCGTTCGAAGTTCGGATCGGATGGCAAATCTGCCATTTCCAACATCAATATGATTGAGTCGTTCCAAAAGGTCAGTGTTCCTGCAAGGTTATTCACCCTGTAATGAACGTCTTCTATCAACCCCCAACGCTTAATCACCGCACGTATCGTATTCCACGTGGACTCCTTCAAAGACTTCAATGTCTTACGAGCCACAATTGCTCGAATCTCTGGAAATCGGATACAACTACTCACCAACCAAACAGATGCGAGGTACGATTTGCCTCCGCCAGCAGCGCCGCCTCCAAGTATCAGTTGCGGAATATTAGAGTTACCACATTGGTAACAAAATGGTTTGTATTGAGCGTTGTGGTTTGCATCATATCCGACTAATTGTTGCCTTACAGTTCCGCCACACTTCGGACATTCCGGTTGTAGAAGTTTCCAGAGTTCATATTGCTTTGGCGATGGCGTGAAGTCAATGTGCAGATTGTCGGGAGCTCGTAGTTTCCGTAGCTTTCCCATCTACACAATCTCAATGGTGATATTCTTCTCCTTATTCAGTATCGCATTGAGACGGTCGGAAGTAGCACGTGATTCTGTTACTTTTCCTTTAACGGTGTTTCGTCCAACGAGAATGCACCCTGCCGAGTCAGCATCCGTATTTCCGCTATGAATAAGTACGCCTAAGAAGTGTGGCACATCGTGCAGGTAAGGCAACACACGCTTGAATCGAGGGCTATGAGCCATCGTGATTTTATAGGTTCCGCAGGGAATGGCAGTACGAGCATATATCTTCTCCTTACAGCGGCAACCAATGCCTTGCGGAGTGTCGGGACAAAGTAAAGGTAGTATTCGTACCGTATCTTCGAGTGTGTTGCAGAACCACACACCATCGATGTAAAGATCACCTATCGTATAGGTTCCACCTTTGAATTTTCTTTTCAGCAATAGTTTCATCTTCGAATGTTTTTAAATTACACTCAAAGAATAGGGCTATACTATTGTTGAAGTTTGAATTACGCATAAAAACAAAAAGCAGAGGCACTTATGATGTCTCTGCTTAAATTAGTGGTATTTGAAATGATTATTTCTCTGATTGCGTTCTCAATGCCTCTATGGTTTCGTCCGTCGGTTTGAACATTCGAGTCTGGGTGAAGATGATAGAAACTTTCTCTGGTATTTTAATGCGTTGGCGAGTTTTGGGATGTAATGTCTCTTTGGGCTTATGGTACTTCAGAGTAAACTTTCCAAAGTTATTAATGCGGATATCTTCTCCTTGCTCCATGGCTTCAACTATACTTCCGAGCAACACCTCTGTTATTTTGTTTACTTCCCATTTTGCATAGCCGCTCTTTTCTGCAACTTGGGCTATAAGTTTTCGTCTATCCATAAATGTTATTGCTTTGAGGATTACTCTCTTTCAATGGAGCCTCTATTTATTTTCCAGACCCAAGAGATTGCTTTTATCGCTAAGTTTTATTAAGTCACAGAGATAAGTCTCTTGCATTCTTATGCAAATAGACTCTTTGAAATCTCTTTCATAACTCAAGAAATTATTGAATTCGGCCGTAGTAAAATTTCCCTTTCCTATCGTATGACAATGGTCGTAGATTTCTCCAATACATACATCACCGTGGAAAAGCTTCACCAACGCATAAATGGATACCTGAGAGATATTAACAGTCAAACGATATTTGTTATAACTTGATGTTCTTGCAATATATCCTATTGACATTAACCTTCTCAGAACATTGTGTAAAACAGATTTATGCATTTTATTATCAGTCGAAATTATCATTCCTTTTGGGTTATTTCCAGTATTAAGAACTTTATCGAGCTCTATCAGCACATAAACTGCCCAAGCGACGTGAGATGAGAACATAGCTATCTATTTTTTGTCGTTTAGAGCCAACTTTGAAGATAATTTGAATTTTACAGCTTTTGTCTCCTTGATTTTGATTGCAGTGCGACTTAGCTGATTGTATCCGTTACGTGCATTTCGTTGATTTACTCGAAACGACCCGAATCCCAGTATCACAACAGAGCCACCACGTTGCAACTCTTCGATTATCGTTTCCAATGTAGCATTTAATATCTTTTTAGCTTGCTCTATTTTAACACCGCTTTTAAACATAACAATCTTTGTTAATTCTCTCTTGTTCATAGTTGAATAAAGTTTAATTAGCTATAGTCTAATACTTTGACTTCACAGATCCCAAACCGTTTCTACTTTATCAACGGGCGATGAGCAGTTTGCGCTACCGTTGATATCGATATAAATAGCATTATATACTTCCGATGGAGTCTCAATCACTATTTTTGTTGATGTATGTTCAATAGGTTGGATTCGTTCTATCAGATGGGCCAATGAGTAATGGTCAATCATCATAACAGGAAGTGTAACTCCTAAATTAAATATATCTTTTTTACAGTAAGGAATATTTGGATAAAGCCTATATAGCAGAAGCGCCGAACGGCCACAACACCACCAAACTCTATTTTTATATAAATACAGATATATGTGGCGTGTATTTTGCTTTTCTATATTAACAATATTCCTTGGTGTCATATCTGATATAAAATCAATTTCATTCAATGCTCCACGAAGGAGTGATTTTAATTCTATTGTCTACATCGGTCGCTAAATCAGGAAGCTCAATTTCAAATTTGAAATTCATAAAACTATCTCCGAATTGTTTATCCACGGCAGGATTAAAAACGACGTCTACCAATGCGTTCATAAACGCTTCGTTATTGAAAATCTCGTCGCCTAGCAATGCTGAGATATTTATATAAAACATCTCTTTTGTGGTGTGATTTCCAATAGTGGTAATAGATGCCGTAGGATTACATTGCACGTTCACCAAGCTATTGATGCCTTGTTTAGTATTGAAAGCCCCTTCAATCACTAATTCAGGATTTATATTTACATCAAAAAAACGCAGAGACGACACTTCATTCAAGCTCTCACCTGCAAAACCGATTATCGAGAACGTCCCATTATTGGCCGTACATACGGCAACATTACTGACCTCACTATCATTATAAGTTCTTAAATCGAACCCGATAGCGTTGGCTCTTAATGCACTGCCATACTGTACTTCCACTTTCTTTCCTGCCCCCAAGTTCCAGTTCTTTATCTGTTGCTCGTATAAATTTCCATTCATAATAGCAGTACTAAACCTATCGACGATAAGCTTATCTTTCAACGAAGCCACGAGTCTATCAATATTATCATCATTATTTCGGATAACCGCATTAAGTTGTGCCACCTGAACCGTAAAAGCAGTCAATACCCCACCTGCCACGGCTGTATTCATAATGTCTGAAAAAGAAGTTAGGTGCGACTTTATTACCGCACGGACACTACCTTCGGCATTTGTTTCATTGGCTCGCTGTGTAAGTTCATTATATAAAGAGGATTCCAATGCACTATACAAATGTACATTTGCATCGGGTATATCAACACGTGAGACATCGGTACGTGTAACAATGCGTTGCAAAAGCACATTCTCCATAAGGGTGGAATGCTCAGCTATATTCAGCTCCTTGCTCCAAAAGTAATACATATTATTGTCGCTAAAAGGCGTATCGGGCAATATGATTCTCACCGTAGACAACTTCTCGGTGTGTTTTAGCAAATCAGTCTGGGTTGAACCAAACAGGCTTTTTGCAGCATTTGCTATAAATAGCACCTTGTAATTCACTCCACGAGACAATGTGTCTTGCAGGGCTTGTCGCTGTGCCCACGTCATTGTTTCACGCGTCAAGGGCCATACGGTAGAGGAACTAATATCGGGTATTCTACGTTGTTTCACTAGTATGTCATTATCTACATCGTAGACAAAATAATCCAGTGATGAGATTCTTTCTGATGCACTCAAAGCTCGGGTATCCGTTTCAGAAGATGATAAGGAGTAATCGACAATGTATTTATCTGACCTAACAGCATAGTTATTATTTGAATCGGTATTTTTATCACAAGACACCATAAAACACGCTGTGATAATAAAAAGTATTTTAGCTTTCATATTAATTAAATTTATTATTGCCATCCGTCCCAATCATCATCATCGACACCTACTTGCGAATTATCGAATCCGGCATATTTTACATCGAAATAATCTTTGTGGACACCGTTAAATTCCAACTTTGTGCGGGTATTCTGCTTTATCTTTATAACATCTCCCTCGTAAGTGCCTTTGAGTGAAAAAGGAGGCAACGTAGAGCCGTCAGATAATACCACCAGAATATAGCCCTGCAAATCGCTCGGCAATAGATTTATCGTTATCAAATGATGTTTATTTACGCCCCACTGCGGAACACTTTCATAAGAAAAAGATGAATTTGACGGTATTGTTGTTACGATTTCGCCTTTGTCATTATCAAGTATATACAGTTTGGTAGGCGTTTGCTCAATCACAACTTTGATTTTGGCGACCTGCTTTTCAAATTGGTCTTCGGGAACGCCCATATCAATCACCAATTGACCGTTAAGCCTATTTAGTATCACATCTTCCGACAACACCTGTGCATTTTTCACCCATCGGTTTATTACTTTGCGAAACACATCTCCATTAGATTGGTCTGAGTTTAACACAGCTTCGTAATCAACCATCATCTCTGCCATATCGCAACTATTTGCCCCGGGTGTTTCCTCACTGAAAACAGCTTTTCCTATCCCCTCTATGTTAGGCACAGTTAGAAATACGAACTTATACCACGAAGCGTATAAATCGGTGAGATGCACATTGTTTGCACCTCCGATATCTATTGTTCGGTTACAATGCAAATCTTCCGCATTGTGTTCGGGCTTTCGCTCTCCGATATAGAGTCGGGTTAATTGTGTTGCCACATCGGGAGCAACAATATCTGATGCCACACGTGTAGTTATGGTAAACTGTGCATTAACATCACTTTGTTCTGCATTTTCTTTGGTACAACCAACGAAAACAATGCAAAGACAGCATATTAAAATATATTTTGAAACCTTCATAATCTATTGTTTAGGCATTATTTCATCTTCTTCATTCCACGCATCATCATTGGTAATGTTGCTATCGAAACCAGCATCGGCTCCTGCCATCCAAGCTCCTTTGCGGCGGCAACATATCACATTATAGTATCTGTTGCGCATAGTGAAGGCTTTTTCGCCGTTTCTCATCTTCACGTAGAAGGCTCTACCGGGAATGGCATCGGTATATCCCGCTAAATAAGGAGTAGAGGAGTAGAATTTATCATCTGAATTTTGAAAAACGAGATGCCCCTGGTCCATCACACGTCGTAACTCTGCCAACTCATTGAGAGCGGGGACATACCACACAATCTCTTCGTAATCCAATCTGCCATTACCATTTCGGTCTCTATTCTTGGTTACGGCATAGCCGATAGCCATATCTTCGGGAATATGAATGAGTGCAGGATCAAGCCCCGTAGGGTTATACATTCCTCCTTTGCGCACCGCTTCATTGTAGAGTTTGCGGGTGTTTGAAAGTCCGTCCCAGCGATCGTTTATCATGCTCGTCATCGTTGGATTAGCTGGGTATTTCAAAAAGCCCCACTGCATATTCTTTTTCTCCAATTCGTACTCCACGTAGTATTCGTTGTAGAATTTCACGTGTCCCAGCAGGTCTTTGACAGGCATCTTTATTATCTGCGCCGGACGTTGCTCGACCTTGATTCGAGAGGTCGTTCCATTGACCTCATCCCGCAATACAACATACCCTATTCGATAAGACGAAGGGTCTTGTGTATTAAGTGTTTCATCGGTGGAATTATTCTCTGGAACGTATTCATCGGTATGAATATAGATATAATCCGAGAGTTTCTCCTCGCCACGAATTCGGCTTGAAGCCATTTCGTTGGTGTATGTTTCACCTGCGAAATGAGGCCTGTATTTTGCTGCCATAGAGACTTCCAACCAAGGGGTCTTGTCGGGGTTCTCCACGTATATCTCCCATTTGTTTTTTGAGAAAGCAAAACATTTCAGTGCATTACAATGGGCATCAAGCGGATTGGTAAATGCAGGGGTCATCGTTGCATTATTCAGGTATACCATCTCAACACGAGTATCCAACTCATCGCACGTGCGAATCGTGGCGGTGTAATTATAGAGACAGTTTCTCTTGATATTAAAATCCTTGTCGTTGGACGCTCCGAGGTAAAGTCTGTATGAGGCTTTTCGGGTAGTATGCCCTGCATCGGATACGTAGGTTCCCTCGATCTGCACATAGGATGAGAGCGGAAATTTTTCTTTCCCGTATTTCGCCTTAAAGACCTGTTGAAGGTTAGCTTTATCGGGGTCGCTGTCCGAAATCATATCGAACCAATCACGACTGTCGTCAAGTCCGCCCCGTCGGTTTTCGAAGAGGTAGAAGGTAGCTGTGTATTGATCGTTTACGGGTTCTTCGTATTGTAACCGATAATTTTGAATATAATTGTTTTGCGCAATCTCAGCATCACTTGCATACACGGCATCCGCCTCTGCCGAGGTGAATTCCGAGTCCCAATTTCGTGCCATCAAGTAGCTTTTGGACGGGATATTGTTCACAATCACCTGATTCAGATAAAATTTATCGGTGGTAACGATTGGGGTGAAGACGATATTCAAAGATACTTTTGCCGCCAAACGTTTTACGTATATTTTATGGAGCACGATCGTATTGGAAATATCCGATGCTGCGACTTCCAGTTCGCCGTGCATTATAACACTTCCCTTGAATGCTCCGTCACCGTCAGAAATCTGAACAATTTTGTTCTCCAAATCGGACACATTACCTACCGAAGCAAACCAAGTATCATTCACATTACACACAGCGTGTAGTACAAAATCTTTCGTGCCCTGCAAAACCATACGCACCTCGTTGTCGGGGTAATCCAACTCTTGTTCGTATTTGGTTGTAAGCTCACCCGATGCTTTGTCAAAAGCATAGATAATTACATTTTCAATCCGACTATCGGCCGCCTCCATATCAGGGGTTGCCGTGCGTGTATTGATTACCTGCACACCCTCTTGTTGTAATGATATTCGCAATCCGCGATCGTCAGTGTCGGGACTATCAATTACCTCTTTACTGCACGAAGCAGTAAAGAGGATAATGAATAGATATATAAATAACTGTTTCATAATTCAACTATTTTAAAAGTGACGAGCAGGACGAACCCAATAAGCATCGTTTTTATCAGCTCCAGAATCTGTTTTATTTGTTCCCATTAAAGCGTAATAGGCTTTACCAATAGTTAGATAATGTCCTGAACCAGACCAATATCTCTCATTTTTTGCTAAGCCAAACACACCGTATGCCTCTTCAGTTGCCATCCTGACAGCCGTCTCAGAGATAGACCACAGTTCGTGATAAACAGGAGGATACCATAATTTACCTGTTGGAACACTTACTCCGTTGGTAATAGTTATTACACCCTGTCTTACCTTTTGAAACATAGAACCTACATAATATTTTCCACCCACCTTACCATCGGTATATCTTTTGTAAATCTTATTTAGATTTGTTTCTCCGTTGTAGTATTCCATCGGATTATCTCCCGATACATATAGATTACCCGTCGAGAAATACCCCCACTGCAACTTAGCATTAGCAGGACGAACAATAGCACCGGTTTCCTTATCAAAGTAACAACCATAATCAAGACGAGATATGCCGACATGGTTTGTATTATCCACAGTAATGGCATTATATTGTCTTACAGATAAGGTTGTGGTTACAGTAGCATCTCCAAGGGTTATCAGTTGCAAATCAGTAGACCGATAATCAGTCTTAATTTCTTCGAGTGTAAATGCTGTTGTGCTTCGCTCTATTGCGTAGTCATTGAGTATGATTTCAATCTCTTTATAGCCCTCACCACTTATGGTTCTTGTGTATCCGATGGTAAAGCCATCTGCATCTTTCTGAACGAAGTGAATCCAGTCGCAATCGTCGGGGATTTTCAGCGTCCACGGCTTAGACGGATATGAAGCATCTATAATGATGCCTTGTACAGTGCTTTTGCAGTCAAATATATAATTTGTAGGATTGTAATCAACACGCATACGGGCAGGGACAGAAATTATAGGGAAATTATTATCAACGTTATAATTATCCCAAGACGTTACGAATACCTCTATTCCACTACCACTTAAATCCATTGGTTTATCACCGCTTGTGTCATCGTCAGATGGTTTCCGTCCTATCGAATACAAATGATTTTCATCTATGTCGAAAACATTTGTTTCCGTTCCGTCTGGTTTCTTATACGTTACATCGTAACTTTTTAGAATCTTGTATTGAGAGCTCACGGCATCAGTACCCCAAAGTTCAATGCTCAAAGTTGATTTATTGGCAGTCGAAGCTTCCAACGGTAACATAAATGCCCCCATAAGCAGACTATTTTCAACCGTCTTCAAATCAGAGGTATTCTCGGCCGGAATTACATAGTACTTACCAGATTTTTTATCGGGAAAATATTCTAACAGATTTCGTTCGAACAGGTATGCGCTATTTGCCAAAACGCCACTGCCATATGGATTAGCCGTACTGGTGATAAGTGGTATTTGCGTATGCTGATTCCTGTGTAATTTGATTTTCAAATCACTCACTGTAGTTCCATTTACAGTACAAGGGATATTCTTTAAGTATGCCAACACCCCCGACACCTTGCGTTTTAGTTCGATATTGACCGTAGAAGATGCGGTTTGTGAGACAGAAGCTTCAGTTAACCCCACATATAAATCAGACCCTGGCATATCTGCTCGTTTGGCTTCAACCAATTGGGCTTTAGATGCTCCTAATTCACTTCCCAAAACAATGGCGTTTGGAAAATTATAGGTAGTTCCCGCTTTATCATCAATACCCACTGCCATAAATGTATACGTTCCACTATTAAGCATCTCTCCCAAAGCATACTTTTGGGATATTTCTCCATTCCACTTCAGCTCTTTGATAAGTACACATTTGCTTGTAGAGCCTGTACCCTCAAACACATACAGATACACCTCTTTCACCTTTCGATAATTCACATACGAGCTATTCAAAGAAGACCTCGTTTCAACTCTATCTTGGAAAGTGATATAGATACCCTTATCTTCCAATGCAGGGTCACTTTCCTCTATGTGTGAGCAACTACATAGAAACAAAATAGATGTCAGTATATATAACAATTTCCTCATAGCGTTAATTATTTGTATTGTTATCAATAACCTGCCAACCGGAACCGAGAGTTAGATTAGTAGCATCCAAAATAGGTAACTTCACCGGTACAGAAATGGCATCCAATGTACCAAGTCCCAATGCTTCAGTCACACGATCGATAACAATGCCTAATTTCTCGAGCGTTTTACCTAATAATCCCGAAACCAAACCATCGCCGCCCTGTTTCCAAATACCCAATGTTCCCAATATGGCTTTCAGGTTTACATCCAACTTCAAGGTGTTCGTTTCCGTATTGTCCAAGTTTTCTTGATTATTCACCTGCAATTTTAATGTTCCGAAAAGTGCACTTTGTGAACGATTGCCCAAGGCAGTAATATCCAAAGGAGTTTCAATATCCACTACCGACGGACCCAATACTACATCTTCAACCACTCCGCTAACTACCAATCCACCAAGCAATCCTTTCTGACGCATATCAATTTCTTTTATATTATATGCTCCGGGAAGAGAATAGAGCAGACAATATTTCTCAGCCCAATCACCTTTCTCAACCATTGCATACTCAAAGATACTGTTGTCAGGGAAGTACTCTTTGGGTTGCAGGTCAAACCCTACGCTTTTAGGCATTTTATTCATTGTAATGAAAGCATAGTCGTGCCCTAAGGCTTTCCACGGATTGAGCAATCCTCCCACAATCGTGTTTCCTCCTGTTACGGATGCTATCTGTTGTTCCAAATAGCCGTGTCCACCGTTCGACGTATTCAAATTGGTAGATAAAATATCCTCTAATCGGTCTACAATTGCATTGACAACAGGTTCGCGTATGGCACCTAAAATCTTATCGACTATATTATTTAAGTTTTTCGACATCAAATCCGCTAAATTGATAACGACATTGTCTTTCAGTAAACCTCCGCCAAAATCAGTTCCGCCAATACCTGCCACTCCTCCAACAGTAGTTGAAATACCTTTCAACACATCAATCAATGTCGATTCAAGTCCCGAAACCAAAGGACCCAACAACGGTAAATCACCCAATAAGCCACCTAAAAGGCCGCTATTATTATCGCCAACGTAGGCTATGCCACCTATTAACTCCTCTACGATCTTCACGACACTCACTCTCAATACGCCTCCATCACCAGCAATCGTGTTGAAAATTTCCTCGGCAAGATTACGTAGATATGCTTCTTTTGTGACTAATTCTCTCTTGATTTTAGTCTGATTAACGATTCGTTGTAGAAGCACATAAGGTTGTGCATTATCTGGGTCTACTTCGACCGATGCCATATAGAACATATTGTCGTTCGAGAACTCTTCATTTGGCAAGTTAATTCTCGCATCGGCATAATTTGATGTGTAACCGGTCAATAAATCGGTGGTTTGATTACTACCAAACAGCGACTTTTCGGCATTTGCCAGAAAAATCACCTTATACTGTCCGTATGGTAACACCTCACTTATTTTATTTTTCAAAGGCCACGTTTGTGTCGGGTCTGACGGCTCGATAATCACTTTCTCTCTTACAAAATTGCCCGTATTCTTCTCATAAATGATGTACTTCAAATACTTGATACGAGAATCTACCCCCACAACAGGAGCTCTTGTTTCGGGTTGCGACATAAAAACCGCTTCAAAGTACCCATCGGGGATTTGCGAATGATTACCCTGAACTGAATCATTCGATGACTCTTTATCACAACTTATGGCAAGTATGGATAAAACTACAAACACTATATATCTTATTATATTTCTCATAAAAAGCTTATTAATTAATACCATCCCAATTATCATCGTCCAAGTTTATATCACCACCCATATTTGCATCGTTTTCAGGTGGATTTACGGGGTCTGTAATACCCATATCGTGTATGTCTTCCCACTCAGGGTTGACTGTAATGACAAACTCCTGATCTTTTGATAAATCCATCGGCTCATCGGTTGATGTCCCATTACTTGTTTTTTTACCAAGAGAGTAATAATGATTAGGTAAAATACTATATCGCAATAAATTTGTATCCAAATCACCATCTTGCATTTTGTCAATATAGACATTCCAGAATTTAAGTGCTTTGCCTGCCGCATCGCACAATTCAACGCGGATTGTATATTCTTTTGCGGCGGGAGCCATAACGGGCATTACAAATGCACTCTGCAACACCGTGTTATTCAGTACTCTTATATCTATTCCTGCCAAATCTGCCGGCCAATCATAGTACTGATATTGATATATATTATTGACGATACTCACATTGACATTTACAGCATTTCCTCCAATGACAACTGTTTGTTTGTTGCCTACTCCTAAAAGAGAAATATCGAGTATTGTATTGTTGCTGACTGCTCCGTCTTCTATTTTTGTAGAATTAGGCAACACAAGGCATTGCTGCGTATTTTTGTTCGTATAGAGTCTTACCTTTATCGACTTCACCTCCTTGCCATTGTAGGTGGCAGGTATATTTTTGAAGTAGCCAAGTACACCGGCTACGATTCGATTCAATTCCAAAGAGATATTAAATCCCATATTTGCTTTGATTTCCAGAGCATCTGTCTTTCCCACAAACACTTCACGACAATCCAAATTGTCTTTTAGGCACAAAGCAGCCTCTTCCAATGTTTTACCTGTGAAATTCAGGTCTTTAAAATTTATTTTTCCGTCATCGAGTCCTACCGCCAAAAAGACATACGTATCGCCCACCTCTAATCTGGGTGTGATTTTATATGTCTTCGACTTTGTTCCTTTGCTCCAAGGCACGGAATAATAATCTTGTTTCGTACCGGCACCATCAACCGTTACCTGTGTGTATATGTATGTATTACTATCGTCTGTTTGTTTTTTAAACGCATATATTCGCATATCCGTAACCCATTGAAGCGCTTGTGAGGTATTTGGATCTCTTCCTGCGTTACTGCGGGTTGATATGCCTGTTTTAGGTGTGATATTAAATGTGATTTCAGAAGAAGTATGCTGAACCATATCCTGCTCCTTATTGCAGGCACTCATCAACATAACAGCTATCACAAACAGTTGTATTGTTATTATTCTATTCATAATTCAGCAATAATGAAATTTATATTAAGTTGTGATGAGAGAATTCTCTCACCACAACTGTTTGTTGATTGTTATTATTCGATTCCCATTTGATGAACTGTTTCCCAAGCAGGATTAACAGTAATCACGATATCTTGATCCTTCGACAAATCGGTAGGTTCATCAGGTTCTGGATCTGTCGTTGAACCGTCACTTACCTTTTTACCAATAGAGTAGAAATGGTTGGCTTTCAAAGAGTACAATCTAAGATTTTCGTCTTTATCACCTGCTTGTTTTGCATCAATTTTAACATTCCAAGTCTTCAACGCATTGCCAGAAATGTCACGCAGCTGAACTTGAAGCGTGTAAGTTCCGTTTGTTGGAGCGATCATAGGCATAGCAAAAGCACCGCCAAGAAGAGAGTTTGCAACTGCAACAACACCTTGAGGTAATGTTTGAGTAAACACATAAATGCCATCTTTAACGGTTGCATTAGAAGGGATAGCAAGAGAAATTAATGTTTTTTCTTTATCTTCTGAAAATGGAATAGAACCAACCTTTGTTGTTAGGTTTACAGTAGTATTCGGTTTGGTGTACATTACGACTGCTACTGATTTTACATCCACATCAGCAACCTTTGCGGGGATATTTTTAAAATATCCCAAAATACCTGCAACCACACGATTCAGTGTGATATTGACTTTTAGTTGAGTGGCACTACTCGGAATCTTAATTTCTTCAGAAACACCGGCAAAAGCCTCTCGGCATTTGGTGCTTGTTTTTATTGCCAAAACAACATCTTCGATTTTTTTGTCAGTCAAGATAAGTTTATCAAAGTTATCTTGACCCTCATCCAAACCAACAGCAAGGAATTTATACACATCATTTTCTGCTAACTTTGGAGTTACCTTATACTCGTGTTTAAGGTCGCCTTTCTCCCAAGGAACATCATATCCTGGCTGAGAAACATTTCCAGTTTCAACGGTAGTCACGGTGGTGTAGACAAAATTGCCATCATTATTTTTTTTGAAGGCGTACACTTTCATATCCGTTACATATTGTAGAGCTTCAGAACTATAAACATCTCGTCCGGCATCTGCTCTTGTCAAACCGGCTTTAGGTGCAAGTGAGAATACAAGTTCTGTACCCTTAGCATCTTGAATCGAAGTCTCGTCTTTTGAACAAGACGTAAATGACGCCATCGCTGCGACAGCTGCCATCAGAATCACTTTTGTTTTCATTTTTTTGTTTTTAATTAAACCATTTATAAATTAATTATTCCAGTCCCATATCGTGGGTTAAATGCCATTGTCCGTCAACAAACAGATATATTTTATGTTGTCCAAACTCACCGTCATATATTACTTTCAATACTGTCAATTCATTACGTTTCATCTCGATAGGCAAACTTTTGATTAACTCTTCGTAATTTACAAACTGTTCATCCTTCGCAACCCCTAATGAGATATTACTTTTGCTATTATCCAATGACGGAGAAAGCACCGTTCCCGTTAAAATCTCTTGTTCATCACCCCAGTGATATTGAGTCTTGACATAAGTCTTCTCCGAATACTCAAACAATGAGTTAATAGCTCCGTAAACATTATCAATATTTTTCGCAGAATACGAAATCATACTTGGTAGATTCTCGACTTTAACCAACAGTTTTCCTTTTACTCGTTCTAATTCTATCGTTTTGTTGTTGTTCCAAGCATCATAGACCAAAGTATCGGTAGACATATAAATATCACGGCCCTCGTTGTGCCCGATATGGAGATTGAGAGTTGTGGGGTCATCGCCCAGCGGTGTTTCGTCATTTAGTCCGCCCCATACCGTAAGTATATACTTTCCGTGAGGAATGCAGGGACAAAACGAGATAGGTATTTGTTTCATATCGGTTGATAACTTTAAAACACCACCGATTTTTTCAACAATCTCATCATTATCTACTCTGCGCAAAACGTAGTATATGGTAGGAACATAATCCTTAAATGCCAAGTTTTCATCTGCACGATGTTCCAAATCAATTTCATCTACATTAAAGTAGTTCTTGTCTTTAACCGTCAATGTAACTTGCAACGCCGGACAATCAGGAATATCCTCCCTGACACAAGATGATACTATACAGCACAATATCACCAACACAGTGTACAACCTATATCTCATATCATTTTATTTACTTAGTAATTTCAAAAAACGTTCTTCGTCTCTATACTTCGAGAACTCGGCATCAACAATAGCTCTATTCAATAATTCAACGTTTTGACAAGCTTTGGCAATATGATTGAAAAAAGCGTTCTCATTATCCATTCTCGCTGCGATGATGGCTCTCACATACTCTATCGTCGGCTCATCTGACTTGATACTATCTGCGATTTGTTTGGCTTCATCTGTTTTTTCTAAACAGAGAGCTATAATGGTCGTATTTACATCAGCAAAAGGCTTTAATAATTCGTAAGCCTCTTGATATTTACGTTGTTTAGCTTGAATCAACCCTAAATTGTATCTCGCCTGAGGTAGGTCTACCGACTTTAACAACTCAATGGCTTTCTCATAATCGTTTTGATATACATAAGTCGCTGCCAGTGTATTGATTAATTCGGGAGTGTAGTTTTTTTGCTCTTCCACAATCGCTTTTGCCTTTGCAGCATCTCCACTCTCCAGCATCAAATAGGCAAGATTATTTGCAGCTATTGAAGATTGAGGGAAATACTTTACCAAAGTAGAATACACGCCTTTCTTCTCATTTACCGACTTTGATATGGAAGCTAATCTCAACAGCTCAGCTTCATTAAAAGCATCCGGGCGTTTTTGATACATCTCCACCAACTCTTCATCGGTTGTAAAGCTCTTTATCGTATATGTATACACGTATTCAACAATACGGGTGTCATTCAGGTATTGCTCCTTTATTTTATTCCAAATGGGCAATCGTCTGACATACCGCTCCTGAACGTCATCATCATACACCGAATATTTCTCTAAAATATTTTTCACTAAAAGAGAATCTGCATCCTTATTTGCCACCATTAATTTGTATACAGGCAGCCAACCTTCCGGACGAGATGATACAGTAAAGACCTTACGCATCTGCTTATTGGTATTCAACCTACCAAACAACCACTCTTTGGCTGAATTAGCACGATTATATGACAGTTTCGTATTGAACGGCAATGAACCATCAGCAGAAGCCAAACCTATAATCGAAACAGAGTTTAATGAAGCTAAAGAGTCGGTGGTTATACTGCTTAATGTTGTGAGCATACGCTCCATTTCTGACCTATTATTGCGTTTTTCTAAATTTATTTGGCTACTATTGATATCAAAATACAGTTTTGCGACTCCTTTGTCTTCTCTATGTTTAGGAATAATTACGAAATCGGGCTCAAGCCAAGAGAGCTTAAACTCCTCTTTAACATCTTTAATTAAGGTGACAGGGTCAGTTACATCAGCCATCAGTATAGTTTGCACACCTGTGCACGAACCACAACCATCTGTGGAAATGACAGCTTTTATAGAACAATCACTTCCCTCTGGCACAACAATTTTCTGTTTAAAAGGAATTATCAAGTCACGAGAGGCATCTACATTTTTTACCAAATGAGCAAACTTGTCTTGATATCCTGTCAAATCTTTGGCTCTGGATACCTTTTTTGCATAGATTGAAGCATCTAAAACGATAGGTTCCAATTCATCTATAACAACACCATTAGTGATTATTTGCGGTGAAATAAAGAGACGGCTTCGTTTGGAAATGTAATTTCGAGGTATGTTAAATAACACATCTACATTAACTCTATTCATACTATCAGGAACCAATGTCTCTTGAACTTGATTGATAGTTATACCATTTTTACCTAATTTTGTGGTCGCACAACCCGAAGCAAGGGAAAGTAAAGAGATAGTTAAAATTGTATATTGTATTTTTTTCATCTTATTTTCGATTTAGAAAAGATAAACCAATGAGATAGCTGCTTTTGTGGGACCGAAATAGTGCTTGTCTGTATTTTTGTAGCATTTTATGCACGGTATTCTCGGGCTTTGCTTATACCATAAATATGCATAACCAACTCCAAGAGTTGCTTCCAGATTCCAATGAGAGTTTAATATCCAGTTGTAGCCGTAACTAATTCCTGCTCCGGCTAAATATCCATCATATCTGTATTTGTCAAATCCACCAAAATATTGTGCCCCGTGAATATGGGCTCCGAAAAAATGGCCTTCAAATTTTTCACATAACCAATAACGCACCTCTGGCTGTACTAACCAGAAACGCATTTTTTTATCATCTTTGAATGTCCAAGGGTTGTAAGCACCTAATACGTCTAAGGTTATTTTATTGCTCAAACCGAACTCAATACCTAAATTTGGGGTAGTAGTAGCCCAATACAAGGCATTTGTTTTGACTGCTATCTTTTGTGCCTTTACGGAGTGTGTTAGTCCACAAAATAGCATAAGACCAATCAGAATTAAAATTTTTCTCATAACAGTTCACTTTATCAAAAAATCCACCTCTTTGAGGGAGATGGAATGATTGTAGAACCAATGTGAAAATATATGGGATTATTTTATAAAGAAGAACACCTCAGTTGTTATCATTACAACACAATAGCCACCGCACTATTTAAGATACATAATGAAAAGAAAGGCAGTATACAGGTTGTAGACATAGATAGGTCTGTATTACTATTTGTAGTAAAGGGTGAAATAATTGTCAATTGCAACGAGTTTAAAAACAGAAGAGTGGCAGAAGGAGAAATGTGTTTGTTGCTCCGTAACTCAGCGATGTATGGACGAGTAATACGGGATGCACAAATCGTTAGTTGCGCATTTGTTCAAACAATTAAGTTTTGTAACAAATATTCGTTCGAGCATCTTGCTAATGATTCGATCGACAACGATATTCATTATGATTTCACGATTCTTCCTATCAAAGAGAGAATCTTTGAATTGTTATCCTTATTAATAAATACGTTGTCTGAAGGCCTTGGTTGTACTCATTATCATGAATTATTGGAGCAGCAATTATTCATATTTTTAAGGGCTTATTATTCAAAAGAGGAGTTGGTGTCTTTTTTTTATCCATTACTTGGACGAAACTTAGATTTTAAAGATTTAATATTATCTCACTATAAATCAATAGATAACATAGCTTCATTTGCTGAAGTAGCCAATATGAGTGTATCGACTTTCAATAGACGTTTCAAGGATGTATTCAATGAACCAGCCCATATATGGATGGCAAAAAGGAAAGCCGAACGTATATATATGGATATCGTCATCTCTTCAAAGCCGCTTTTAGAGATTGCATACCAATACAATTTCTCAAGTCAGGCTTATTTGACTTCATTTTGCAAAAAACATTTCGACAAAACTCCTCTTGAAATACGAAATGAGCAACATACAGAATGCTTGGAATTCGGTAATAATGAATAAATTTGTGGTTTTGGTGTTAAAACTAAAAAGAATGACTTATTTTTGAAATTATTGAAAGACATTTCACCCGTATCTTTGCACCAAAGATATGGACACCTAAATCCATCTCCCTCAAAGAGAGAGATTTGCAAATATAGTTATTTTTTATTATTATTCAATGCTTTAACATTAAAAATACTTGATACAATCGAATAGTTAGCTTTGTCAATCATCTCTTTATCTAATGAATCAAGATAGATTCGTGTCGTTTCCTCTGATGTATGTCCCATTGCATCGCATATTACAGATACGGATACACCTTTATTCTTTGCAATAGTCGCCCAAGTGTGTCGAGCCACATACGAACTCAATTTTGATTTTAATCTGAGCATTTCAGAAATCTCGCTGAGATGCTTATTATGCATTCGCAGAGCACTCGTGTAGGCTATGATTTCTTTCCTTTGATTTGGAGTCAAAAGAGGAAATAAATAATCATTTTCGCCAGTTTGCTGTATATACTTATCTATAATCTCTTTCATACATGGGAGTAATTCAATTCTTATCCGTTGTCCGGTCTTGTGTCTATTGTAAATTATCTCATTATTATGAATGTTTTTACGTGTTAAGTGTGCAACATCCACAAACGCCATTCCCCGAGTTAAAACACTAAATAGAAACATATCTCTCGAAATATCCAATCTCGGATAGGATGTCAAGTCCAGTTTTACTAATTTTCTGACTATATGTATGTCTACTGCTCGTTTGCGTGTTTTTGCTTCTCCCGTAAAAACACGCTTGAAAGGCATCTTATTCTCTAATATAAACTCATTCTCAAAAGCATAATTATAAACAGCTCTAAAAATCCGCATATAAAATGAGATTGTATTAGGGCAAACTTCTCTCTCTTTAAGATGAACTTCAAACTGTTTCACGAATGATGGAGTTATCATAGAAGGAATAATATCATCCTCATTTCTAAATAATTTCAAGGCTCTCAAGGTACTCTTATAATTATCCATCGTTGTGATTTTTCGTTTAGTTTTTAACTCATTAATTCTGTACTCCATTATCGAGTAAAAACTATTGGATTTAACCACTTTATCAGAACAATTTACAACACTCTCAACCTCTCGGGTCACATGCTTAGTTCTTAAATTTTCAATGTTTTGCTGAAGATTCTCAATTACAGATTGCAGATTGTCTTTTATTCTACATAGCAACTCATCTTGTGTCAGATTTTTATTTTCGCCTTTTATGGTCGAAATATTATTCACCTTATCCAATTCAATAGTATACTCGGTATCCACCGTAATCACATCTGTTCTCTGAATTTTACCACCTAAATTATTAATTCTTATTGAAACCATACTTCTCTTTTTAAGTTATTTGATTGCGAAGATAGTATGCTCTACTCACATAATATAAAGAGACGAATATGAATCGTAAAAATCGGCTGATTTTAGGTGTATGGGATTTGCCTTTATACTTTAAATAAATTCAACTTCTCAAATACAAGTTTAAAATGATTTTTATTTTTGAATGGTGATGTATTCCGAATATTTAATCTCCACGTGTGGATTGTCGCTGGTGATGGTCTGATGAACAGCTACCACCTTTTTCCAAAACAACCAACGTCGCTTATATTCTATCCACACCGCTTGTCGGAGTGTTACGGGAAGATGAATTTTTCCTATCAGACTATCTCTCTCTATAATACCGGACAACTGAATATGTGACGTAATCATTGATACCGACTTTACCAATATAGGGACTGTATCCCTAATAACAACAGAGTCTTTTATCTGAGCTGTTATCTCAGCATTGACCTCTATTTGATGTTTGGCTGTTGCTTCAAGATTCTTGATTTTAACCCCCATCTGTTTGATTTTGGCTAAATCCTCAGCTCTGTATCGCTTAAATTCATCGACAGTCAACCTAAGTGATTTCACATCAGTAGCCATCGAAGTGGAGTCAATTCTCCACTGCTTCATATCAGAGAGCAAAGCCTCGCAATTTTGCTGATAGCGGTCTCGTTCTTGTCGAATAGAGACAAGACGTCGTTGCTGTATGCCTACCGTTACTACAAGCAACAGGAAGGCTAAAACTCCAAATAACCTAATCTTGTTCATAAACTGATTCTTGTGGAATAAACCATAGATACTCTTCTTTGTATGGTGCAGGAAAGAACACCATATATCCCTTTGCCTTGCGACTATGGTCTGTCAGGTCTTCCAGTACATATCCCATTTCACCGAGCAGAGCATCCAAACGAAGATCTGTTAATACCGATGATGGGATAATTGTGATTTTACTACCTTCTGTTATCATTGCCTCATCTTATTTTTGTGATTTGAGCAGTTCTTTTATATCTGCTCGCATCTCACGTAAATCTGTTTGGATAGAGACAAACTGTGTCATTGTAGCCTCGAACACAGCTTTATCCAGTTTAATAGCATCAATGCGGTCATACTGGTCAGCAATTTTCAGTTCCAGAGCTTTGCATTTTGAGGTCAGCTCTTGAATCCGAGTCGTGTTGTTGATGTGCTGCACATACATTGTTACGATGAACGAAACGATTACAATGAGTGAGCGGATGTTGTTGGTTAGAAAGTCTTTGAATGATGTCATAAGTGATTATTGTATTAAAATTGAAAATGCCTCTTTTACTGCCCTGATAAGCGTGTCTGCCGCTGCCGAATCCTTAAATATCCCGTAAATCACAAGGGCGATGATAATCAGGATATAGATGACTCTTTCGACGGCCTTTCGGCTAATCTTCCGTTTCATTGGCAGGTGGAGTTTGAGGGACAATGACGTTGAAAATAATATTACCGTTTTCATTGCCGCCCTTACCTGACTGGGTCTGCGCATGCTTGATGGGATAAATCTCCATTAAGGCTTTAGCGGCATTGACTGATACGGCACGAAGCGGAGCCGGTGAGAGCGGTACACCGAATTTATCGACATACTCACCCTTGGAGGTTTCCGACATCACAGCTTTCAGGGTCTCGGAAACTTGCAGCTTTACTGCTGCCGCTTCGATGTCTATATCTCTTTGAGCTATCAATTCCTTGATGTAGGCACTTATATGCTCTTTGGCAAACAGACGACGTGCGGCAAGAGCAATGTTTTTCTTATCCTCGCCGAACACCTCTCTGTAACACGCTTCTGCTTGTCCTGCAAACTCTTTGTCACCATCGACAAAGAGTTCGCAAAACTCGATTTCAGCATTGGTTAGTTTTATCTCTTTTTCTTCCATTGATTATCTTATATACTAAGGAATAGGTGTTTTTTCAGGCAGTGGTTTAACTAAATAGGATTTTTCTTCAAGGAGTTGTTCCATCAGTAGCTCATAGAACACCTGAGACAACGCATCAGCGGCAGCCTCGGCGTCGGACAGTGAGTTGATAGTACGCATATTAAAGGCTATATTGAGATCATAACCAGATATTAAGGCCATCATTTCCGTACCATCGTAATTCATTGCCCCGTATGTCATCCGTTCTGATGTCTCAAATGTTACTTTCTTTTCTTCTTCCATTTTGTCTAAATCTTAAAGTGAGCACGTGTTTTCTCTTTCTTGGCGATAGTAACCTCTCCTCCTTCCTGACGTAATCGGGCAGAACAAACTGCTGCCACATTTAGCGTTGCCGTTACGTCCGCTCCCGCATCGTGAGCATCGTCCAGTTCAATACCTAATCTTTCGGCAAGCAATTCCAATTTGTATGAGGTGACATCTGGCATATGCGCAAAGGCAAACCGCCCCAAATCAATGGTATCGACATAGTGCGGCTGGAAATTACCATAGAAGTCAATCGTTCCGGCAAACACTTTCTCGAACTCCTTGACCAGTCCTGCGTAGTTCATCATCTGTTGCAAGAACCCAATATCAAAAGTGATATTCTGACCGATAAGCATTGGTTTGCATTGATGACCCTTGCTGAGGGTATTGCGTTTGGCAAACTCAATCACACTATTTGCCACCTCTTTAATATCAACCCCCAGCAGGTTCAGGGTCTCCATAGTAATTCCTGAATATGTGAGAGCAACAGGTTCATATTTCATCGGTACACCTTGCTCTTCCTCTAAAAGTGTCTGACGGATTTTTAAAACCTTGCGTTTGGGCGTTCCGCCAAGTTCCTGCTTATTGTATGGTGTGATATACTTTTCATATCTCTCCAGCACCTCCCAAGTATCCATTCTCACGGCTTGCATAGCCAACTGAGTACAGGCAGAGTCTATGCACGTCAACCCGCCGGTCTCAAAGTCCAACACGATGGCGGTATAAATCTTCGGTTCTACTTTTGGTGCTGCCATTGCTGAATCTTTTTATAGGTTTCACGTATTTTGTTTTCAAATTCCTCAAGTGTCCCGTTATTTTCAATCACGAAGTCGTAATAATCGAGCGGTAGTGGTGTTCTCTCATCGTCACGTTTGATTCTTTCGGGTGCTATACCTCGCTCAACTAAAGTGTCGGTTGTCGATTCTACACGAATAGATACAATGTTAAACTTATGACTCTTTGTCTCTTTCAGATACTTCAAGCCTCGTTCATCTACCACATACGCACAATGCGTTTGCGGTGGCACTTGCTCTTCGAGTGCGAAATACTCATGTTCTGCAAAGCGGGTGTAGGAAAGCATCTGCGAACGACTGAACCGATGAGCATTTGCGATATAATAATGATCAATACCTTCAATCTCTCCTTCTCGCACAGGGCGTGTGGTGTATGACACGATAAGAAATGCGTTCAATTCATTTTGCAGAAGCTTCGAAAGATAGGTTTTGCCTGAACCGGAAGCTCCCACAATGGCAATGATGGTGGGTTTCATTTACATTTGTTCTATGATAGATGTTTTGTGAGTATTCAAACTGTTCGCTCCCGTGTAGTCGCTATATTTAACGATGACGGAGATGATAATCACTTTATCTTTTAGAGAGGTAATCGGGGCTTTGAAATCGTTGAGAAAATCACTCCAGCAGACCAACTCCATCAGGTCATTGTTCTGTTGCAGGGTCAGCTTGGCAAATCTCTTTTTCTCGCCGCTTATCTTATCCTTGTAGGATTTCTCCTCTACATCGGTAACAGTGGCACAAACCACGATACGTTTACACTCGTTGTCCAAATCCATTGCACTGCGAAGCTCCATCCAAGAGGCTTTACCCTTAATCTTGGGTTTGGTTTCGGAGGTATCGAAAATTTTACGGTAGTCAATCGAGCCGATACCTGAAACGGCTATCTGCTGCATCGACCAGTAATAATGCTTATCAAGTAGATCACTTGGAAAATCTTTCTCAGGCAGTTCAAAGCCCAGTTCTTTGGCAGCACGCTGTACAATGTCGTATCGGTCGGTAATGGTCTCTATTCGTTCGATATTATCAAAGCATCCGGCAAGAATCATATTCTTTACGTGCCGGGCATTGACAGGCACACGGGTTACTTCATCCGCATTGTCCGGGTCGTCCCAGTAGCTGTATTTTTTGAGCTTGTATCGGAAAATTCGATGGATAAAGTTTTCTATGGAGGTAAAACTACCACCACGATTACGCTCGGTGATGATATACTCCACAGCTTTTATTCCGAGCATTTTAATGCGTGTGAGCGACCAGAATATCTCATCGGTCTTGTAGTCGGTAAAGAATTTCACTTCCGACACATTCACATCCGGCGGCACAATCTTCGCCTTGGAGCATTGTTCCATCTCCGACATCAAAGCGGGTATCTCTTTGTCGTCCGCCCATTGCAAGGCTACGGTATAAAATGCGGTTGGATAGTTAGCCTTTAACCACGCTCCACAAAAAGCCGTAAGTGCGTAAGCAGCAGCGTGCGACCTATTGAAACTATAGCCCCCGGCCACCTCTATTTTGTGCCAAATCTCCTCAGCCTCATATTTAGGGCAACCATTAAGAATAGCACCGTTAATAAAATCTTCTTTAAGCGTCGCCATCAAAGTGGCGTTCTTTTTACCGATGGCTTTACGTAAATAGTCAGTTTTGCCCATATCGAAACTACCCAACGTATGAGCAATCGACATATATTGTTCCTGATAAGTCATAATGCCATAAGTGTTCTTTGTAGCTTCGTAAGTTCCAAAATTGTATATTGGAGCCACTTCGCCACGCTTGTAACGCACATAGTCCTCAGTGGCGTTAATATCCAGCGTGGCGGGACGATAAAGAGCATTGATTGCGATTAAGTCTTCTATACAATCTGGTCTGACATCCATAATAAAGCGCGTAATTCCACGCGATGCAAACTGAAAAATATTCTGAGTGTAACCACTTGACAGTAATTGATATGTTTTGTTATCAGCGAGTTCTGTCTGAATAATGGACTCAATAGATAAATGCTTATTATAAGTTTGATTTATAATCTGTATAGTGGCACTTAATTTGGATAATTCTTTGGTGGAGAGCACATCTTCTTTGAGTAGCCCGATTTCATCCACCGTGTAGCCGTCAAACTCAGAAACGAGCAAACCATCCATTTTTCGAACTGGCAAGAAATCGAAACACTCAACCTCCTCATTGTTTTTAATGGCTGGAGTAACAATGATAGCCGATGCATGAATAGACGTACTTCGAGGCTGATTTATCAATCCCCGCATATCTTCAATTACTTGTGGGTAATCCTGAATGAATTTATTAACCTTTTTGTTGACAGCGGCCAATCGGAACAAGTCTGTCCAAGTCATAGCATCATCCTCAAAAATGGCCGTTATGTAATTGACCAAATTATGCGGAATCCGATGCACGCGGGCTACATCTTTTAATACGGCTTTTAATTTCATCGTAGAGAAGGTTCCCGCTGAGAACACCCGTTGCTTACCGCCAATGTTATACCTTTCTTCCAAATACTCTTTCATCTCTTGTCGGCGGTCTGAAGCATAGTCAACATCAATATCTGGCATCGCAGCGTGACTACCTTCTACAAGTCCTCTTTCTACGTTGCAATCCATAACCGATATTGGAGTGCCTACCTCTGTTAGTTTAACATATTCAACTCTCATATAAATAATCTGTTTTTAGCCGTTTGAAAATTATGTGAATCATTCTCTATACCGATAAATTTCCGCCCTGTATTTCGACAGGCGACTCCAGTTGAGCCACTTCCCATCACAAAGTCGATGACCGTATCTCCCTCGTCAGTATAAGTTTGGATTAAATATTCCAAAAGAGCTACAGGTTTTTGTGTCGGGTGAAGCGAACAGGTCTGTTTGTCGGTTTTGTATTTCAATACACTACGGGGGTAACGCTCCGTACTATCATAATCGGAATATTTATCATGCTTATGATAAATATCTCCCGGATTACATTTCAGTTGATGTGAGGCTGCTACTACTTTGCGAGTATGTCCATTGGTTTTAATGGGATTATACTTTGGAAGCTTCTGGTAAAAAACCAAAATATCCTCATGACATTTGAGAGGCATTCGTTTTGCATTCAAGAATCCAGTGCCTTGAGTCTTTTCCCATACCCAGTTGTAGCGTAGATTTTTCAGATTGGAGCAACCCAATGTAGAGGTAAAGGGTTGCTGTGCAAAGAGTAATATAGGAGTATTTGGATTAATAATCCTGCCAATAGTTTCCCACATCTGCGCATAATCAATCACGGAATCCCATTTACAATGAGTAGTTCCATAAGGCAAGTCGGCTAATATCAAATCAGCCTTTATTCCCTCTGTCGCCAACAACGGCAACACTTTAAGACAATCTCCTTCATACAATCGTATTGTTTCATCTATCATTATTGGCTGTAACATATTCCGCTTCGTTTAATGTCCATAATAAATCTCGGCGATCGAACACTATATCATCGCCCTCTTTCAATTCATCGGCATAAACTTCAGTCGGAACATCGTTCCGCATCACAATCAATTTGGCATCGGGATCAAACCGATATGTTTGCTCGTTGAGTATAACTTCAACCATTTTCTCTCCCGACTTTAACGGAATGTTTTCCTTAAGAATCGTTGTTCGACTCCATATCAATCCACAACGTTCAGGAACCAGAAAGCGAGAAAAAAGCAAATCGTAAACCATAGGATCAATCGAAGTAATGCCGAGCAGGTATGAGACCAATGATCCTCCGGCAGAGCCACGACCAATCCCAACGGCTATCCCACGTTTACGAGCTTCAGAAACCATATCCCACTGAATAAGAAAATAATCCACATTGTTAGTACTCTCGATAATGTAAATTTCTTCCTTCAGCCTCGCTAAATATCGGTCGTACTCAAACGAAGACACTTTATCTATCAGCCCAGCATTGAGCAAAGAATGAAACATCTTTCGGCGAGTCTTATACCGTTGTTTCTCCTCGGGCCGCATAATGTATTCTGGCATATACATCTTTCCTGTCTCGAATTTAGCATCTGCCTGTTCAGCTATCTCTACCGTTGCTTTGCACAGCCTTTCAAACAGAGCATTCACGTCCCATTTGTCGCTGAACAACGGTTTAATGACGGCAAAGTGCTCATCCACATCTTTGAAATACTGCTCCTCGCTCTGTTCGTGTGCCGCTCCAGTGGCTACCTTGTTCAGAATGATTTTATTTCTCGCATCCATCTTGTCCAAATAGTAGCAATCACATATCAGTATAGGTTCAATCTCGAATGAAAAGGTTATAGGGTCGGTAAATTTTTCAAAATAACAAGCCGCAGAACGCAATACCTCGACATCGATACGTTCGGCTTTGTACTCTGACAAATCAACCTGAAAATAGAGTTTTCCAAAGGCTTCTTTCAGCATTGATACGATGTGTCTGTTCTGACTAAGCCATCCTCCCGAACGCTTACCGAGCACCAATACAAGTCCATCGGCATAGTCGAGCAGTTGTCTAAGCGTTAGCGTATGGTCTTCACTATCTACCATAATGGATTTCTGGATACGTAGCAGATTTCGTAACCCCTTATCGGTAAGGGCATAGACTTTCATCTCCACTTTCTCATCGAGGTGATTCATTGAAAATGAGTAGCCGAAAATGTGTTTCAACTCCGCCTTGGCACACTCTTTTTGCAGGGTCAGCGTGGCGGCCATCGTGTTGTAATCGCAAATACCGAGTGCCGTATGGCCCAGATATTTTGCTTTTCGTACCCAGTCCGCCACATCTCCCGAACCATTCAACAGCTCAAAGGGGGTATGTACACCCAAATTCACAAAAGGTGTATCACGCTGCGTAAGTTGTCGCTTGCCGATATAGCGAAGCAAATTAAAACGAAATTCTTCTCGTAAATCATAGTAGTAAAAGTTGTCGCCAAACGAAAACGCCACATAGTAAATCTCCTCCTGCATCAGTACATCGGGCGACTCCATCAAGTTAAACCGTACACCATTGTCATTGGCTTTGAATATGGAGTTCACCCCGGAGAGGTCAGCCAATAACATCTTTCCAAAATCTTCTATCTCAATCAATTCATTGTCAATCTGCCGAAAGCATATTCTATTTGCTTCCAGCCATGCGATTAGTTCATTCATTATTCCTGTAATTTTGATAGTTTGTATTCAAGTGGAGTTTTGAGATGCTGAGAGAAAATCTCAAAAATCTCGGTATAGCTTAGGTCTTGCCAATCCTTCGTAGGGTCGGCAATATCTGCGATGAAGACCTCGAAGTACCCGGACAGCTCGGTAGCGGTCTGCTTGATAGCAGACACGGCATCACCGTCAAAGCCCAGCACTACCGTTCTCACACCTTTGGTTTGTAGCTTGTAAATCTGCACCTGCGATATCTTCTTACCGAAAGTTGCCACCGCAGCAAAGTGAGGATTGTCGTATAGTTCTAATTTACGGGTCAGTGCCACCACATCGAAAATACCTTCGACCAGTATCACCGTATCGGTTTCATCCTCTATCACCGCATCGTAATTATAGAGCAGCTTCACAAAATCGTTCTGTGTAGAGTTGTTGAATCTCCGTATCTGATACTCACCGTTGCGTTTGACTTTGCGATTATAGTTGTCTATCTCCTCTTTACTCCAAGTATGACGGGCGACATAGCCCACCACATCACCGGAGTCAATCACTGGAAAGATTACATAGTCATCATATCTTCGGTTCAATCCTCCAGTAACACCAACCGGAAAGTAATCGAAATCATCGTAAACAAATCCTCTATGCTTTAGATATGGATGCGTATAGACCTGCCGGTAAAAATCAGGTAGCTCCACAATTCCCAGCGCATCGTCAATTGCTTCCTCGTTGTCGAGTGGGAACAAAAGGTTCTCATCCAGTGGTGCTGACAGATCAGCCGTTGGTGTTATCATCAAATCGGCTCTACCAATCTCTTCGAGCAGCTTATCCAATGTCAGCGTAGAACGGCCACACGAAAAGCAGTGTGCCATAAAAGGCTTTTTGTGAAGGGTCTCTTTGCCGATATAGATACCGTACTTGCCCTCTTTGCCACAATAGGGACATCGAGCAATCAGGTTTTTATTACCACCATCCCGCTTAGCTCCTAAATGGCGGGTAATCTCTTCTATTAAAAATTCAGTCTCTTGCTTATTCATCTCTCTTAAGTGTTTAATGAGAAAGTTCGTTGGAAATCACAGAATATTTCGTTGTCGTAGTCGGTGGCTATTTTGATAGTGTCGCCTTTTTTGAAGAACCGGGATTTGGCGATATGAAGTCGCATCATATCTTCCTGCCGTTCTGCCGAAGATTGGTTCAATGAAATCAAGTGGGTACACGGACGGGCCAAGCCTTTTGCCTCGGAGCAGTTGTATTCGGTCAGTACATTGTTTTCGTTGTTGAGCCAATCACGGTTTTCGATAGTCGCCTGATAGGTAACTACCATCCACACCTTCTCATCAGCAGCAAGATCTTTCAAATCATTGGCAACAGCGATACGCTTACTGCGTTCGTGCTCGGCATTCCAGACCCTGCGACTGGCGTCGGTCAGCAAATCCATAGAGTCGATAATCACAATATCAGGGTTACGTCCAGTCGTTTTACGATACTCTGCTATTCCGTTTTTAATATCAAGCGTTGAAACACGAGCATTGAATCGGGGGAAACATCGCACAGTAATCGAACCGCTCAAAGCCTCCACCATCCGCTCAAATTGTCGCATTTCGGTCTCTGAAATTTTACCTCGCTCAAAGTAATAGGCATTCTTTGATACCAAGCCACCACTGTAAGCATTCAGTGCTTCTTCCTCAGAACCCTCCAGCTGAAAGTGCAGGATGTGTAACCCATCGTCAACATTTCCACGAATACCGATATGTTTGACGATATGGGATTTACCTACACCCGTGGAAGCCAGAAAGCAGGTAAGCTGACCACGTAGGTTGCGGCCTCCATTCAAGGCATCGAGATACGGTACATAGAACCGTGTAACTTGCGGCATCGAGGAGTTCTGCTCCTCATGGTCTTTGGCTTGGTTTTGACGGAATCGCTCGGTAAAGGTCTTGGCAACATCAACAAAGGCAGATGATTTGAGTGTAAAGCCCGAAAGCCACTCGGCATACTCTTTCAGTAGCTCTTGGGCTTTATCCTGTTTACTCTGGTTGTAGAGTTTGCCTACCTCCGAATAGACGTTCTGTAACCGAACACCTTTGATATAGGATTCAAACATATCCAGCACCGCTTCCGAACCGGTGTCTACATCATATTCCTGAAAGGTGTTGATAAGTTCTATGGCATCGTAATCGGTACTAAACGCTTGGGAAAGTACGGCGTATGTCGGCGGGTTCTTGTAGTTGCGATAATGGTTGGCCACCACCTCCTGAATGCGTTGGAATGAGCGGTCTGGCAAAAACTCTTTCTCCATATATTGCACCAGTACCCCGCAAATGGAATCACTTTGCATGGCGGTAGCATAGAGCTCGTATAAGAACTCAACGCTCAAAGGGTTACTCTTCGGTTTAGCCACGATGTACCTCCTTTCCATTATACTCCGCTACCCGAAGACGATATATCTCCGGGTATAACTTTTGGGTGCGAATCTTACACGCCTCCGATTTGATGCAACTTTGGCACACCTCGGAGAAAGGAGTCCATAGCAATGTAGAAGCTCCACAGATATAATAACCAACCACCGATGACAGTGCACGACGTTTGGTAGCATCTTCATAATCGGGGTAAATAAATCGAAACAGAGGGTGTGTGCTACGGTCTTCAATATGTTGAAGCAGATCCTCACGGGTCAACCTGAAATCGGACAGCCACTTATCCTCATAATATTTCTGTCCTTGTTTGCGAGCAATGAACCGCTGTACGCTATTTGTTCCGAATGAGTGCGAGAGCTTCCAACGGGGCATATAGGCACTGCCGAACCCTGAAATTCGATGTGCCTGATAGACACAGTAATCGACAATGCGTTCCAGCCCTACCTCTCCGTAATATTTGGTGAGGTGGTCTATCGCATCGTCAATCTGCTTCTCTGCCAACCGACCGCCCGGCATTATAAAGGTGGATTGCACGGTTAGGCGCACCAGTAGCACAAACAGGCGACTTGTGAGTTTACTCTTCTCTTGCATCGCCGTCTCGTGTTATGAGGGTTCGCATCTGCTTCTTGGCTAAGAATATACGGCTCTTTATCGTATCCATATTCTTGGACTTCAGATTGCCGTTTTGGAAGGAGATTTCAACTATCTCTTCCAACTTATAGCCAGCCTGTTGAAGCAGTAAAGCCTCCTTGTGAATAGGTGCCAATTGGTCTAAGGCTTCTAAAATATCATCGTTGTAGTACTGTCGGTAATTATCCATTCCCAGACAGTTGCCACTGACGTGTCCGCTATCTTCCATATCGGGAAGATTCACTACATCTACGTTATCGCTGACCTTCATCAGCGAATTGCGTTTGTTCAGGTCGAACACGTGGCGTTGTGCAACGGCATATATCCAACTTTTGAGTTGCCGCTGCGGGTTATAACTCTCGATATAGCGAAAGAAATTAACCAGCACTTCGCTGTAATTATCCTCTATATCGCTATCCTCGAATGTATATTTGATACATATACTGTATATCAGCCTCTTGTGAGGTAATATGTACTTTGTAAAAAGTTCTGTTCTGCGCTTGATTGACTCCGGGTCTAAATCACGCTCAGAGGGTATTGATTGTTTTTTCACACGCTCTTGCCTGGCAGGTGAAACAATAAACTTCGTCTCAATCTGTCAGCTAATGCGCGTCAATTCATCAATCTAAAATCTCTTCTTGCAACACTCAAATAATTAAAAAATACGGTATTTGTGGCAGTAATACTTGAATACCCAGAAGGCATCCGCCTCATCGTCCGTTCGTGGGCGGTAGCTGTACTTCTCGACACAAGCATTAATCATATCGAGTTTGGTGGCTCTGCCATTACCTGTGGCATACTTTTTAATGCTCATCACATTCAAAAATACCGGCTCTGGCAAACTCAGCTCATCGCATACCTCTAAGAGAATCCCTCGAAACTCCGATAACTTTCGCATATCGATGAAATGATTGTTTACATTCACATCTTCAGCTACCACTTGTCGGATACCATGCCGAGTAATAAACCCAATCAACGTATCACGAAAGGCCTTATGCTGTTTATTATCGTTTCGAGCTTTGGACTCATAGAAGTTCCACGCTCCTGATTCGTGAACAGCGTAATATCCCGTTTGAGACGCAATGTCCAACCCCAGAATCTGCTCCTTACACAATCCGTGATTCCCCATTCTCTTTGCGTATAGTTAATGTATGGGCGTATGACTCGCTGACGTGACCGTGAGAAACTACAAGTGCGGTAATTCCTAACTTGTTCAATGATTCAAACATCTTAGCATTGCCCTCCTCATCGACAGCGGCCAATATCTCATCCAGCACCAACAAGTCTAATCCCTTGTCGTCATCACAGTTGCTATTGATTAACTTCTGCATGGCGAGAATGGACGAGAGGTTTACACGAGCTTTTTCGCCCTCGGAGAACTTGCCGAACGAACCGCAATCCATTCCATCCCTTACCAGTGAAACCGAGATTTTTTCTCTCACCTTACCTGTTTTCAAGGTTGTGTAGCCTGAAAAGTTAATCCGAATATCACTACCGATACTCTCCAAGAACTCATTGGTAATCTTGCTCAATGCCTCAATTTTCGTGTTGGCGAGATAGGACTTGAATTGTCCAAATCGTTGTTCCTGCTCACGAAGAGTACACAATTCTTTTTCAATCTCGGTTTTCTCTTTCAGCACCTCTTCCGACTTTTTGCGATAAGTCTTGAGTGATGCTTTCAGCGACACAATTACCTCATCGGGCGACGTATTGTTAATCTCTCCAATGGTGCTGTAAAGCGTTTCGATTGAACATTCTGTTGCCGCAATATCTTCTTGCAGCGATTTCATTTCACGCTGGCGTGAGGTGATTGCAGAGTCCAAAATTTCATACGCCTGGTCAAACATCTTTCGGCGAGTGTTCTCAATATCGGCTTGGATGGCGGTAAGTTTATCTGATAACTGACGGCTTTTTCGTTGCAACGACTCCAATTTATAGTTAAGCGTTTGCAGCTCTTTTTCTGCCGCATCCACTTTATTCAGCCACTCGCTGTTATCTGTATTGAGTTTGCGCCTTGCTGTTTGAATATCTTGCTGGTCCTGTTCGATAAAGGCAATGGTTCTTTCAGCTTCTATACGTTTCTGATTCGCCACATCCAACTTGGCAAGCAGTTGCTTCAAATCATTTGAGGCTTGAATCGGATCGAACGAGCTATCAGAAAGAACGAACTTAAACTCACATTTTGGGCAGGTGATAACTCCGGCAATTTTATTCTTAAGAATCTCAATGGCAGAGTTATGAACACGTCTTGTTTCCAAGAGTGAGGCAGTGAGCTTATAGGTATCCTGCATCTCTTTCTCCAAATCAGAGAGTTGCTTTTTGTAGCTTTCACTTTGGGTCGTGGCAACTACAACAAACTGAGCGTACTGAGATTTTATCGTTTTATAAACCTCTATCTGCCTCTCAACTTCCTCAGTCACTGAGGTGATTTCGGGAGAGAGTGCGGCTTGTTCGCTCTTAGCCTGAGTCAATTCAGTGGTCTTTGTCTGCATGACACTATTCCAATCGGTCAATTTTCCGTAAGATTTTAGTGCCATTTGAATGCCATTCAAACAGGTCTCCAACGAATCCTCGCTGTTTTCAAGTAGCTGAATCTCCTTATCAGTTGCATCAAGCGTAACCAAGATATCTCTATTAACATCAACCTGAACACTCATACCACGAATCAACTCCCGTTTGTCGGTAATGCTTTTTTCGATGGCGGCAATCTTCTCCATCTTACTTTTGGCACGTTCCTGTGTACTGTTCTCTTCCTGCTCAATTTGCTCCACAAGCATTTTGATACGTCCGTCCACACCTGCCAACTCCAAATCTGTCTCGTGCAACTCTTTTTCTATGGGAGTTATATCTTCGACAATCTTAGAGATTGCTTCATCGACCACAATACCATTCGAGAAACGATTGATAATCTCTTTTTTGTCCTTATCGGAGCTGGAGAGAAAGTCTTCATAACGGTGTTTTGATAAGATAAAGTTATTAAAGAGCTCATCACGGGTTATACCCAATTTTTCAAGGATATATTTGTTATAACCATCAATAGAGTGTTGTACCGCCTCATCGGTCGTTACGATTTGTCCGTCCCTTTCTATCACGCAACGAACCCCCGAAGCACCCTTGCGATAAATGGTTCTTTCAATGGTAAAGAGTTCACTCGATGAAGTATTGGAAAACTCCAACGATACGTAGCACTCATCAGCTGCATCGTTGATAATCTCCTCATTTTTGATTTTACGAAGTGGAGAGCCGGTTATGCCGATGGCGATGCACTCCAAAAGTGCGGATTTACCCGAACCATTCGAGCGTTGGCTCTCGTTATCCCGATTGTCTCCGAATATCAATGTAGTTACGCCCTGAGAAATAGTGTAATCCAACTCTTTGAAAGCACAGAGATTTTGTGCTGTAATTCTATTTAGTTTCCACATAATTAGCTAATTTTAGAGAGGTAAGACAATCCTAACGCCACATCCTCAATCTGTTTTTCACGGCAAAACTCGGTGTAGGTCTCACGGATCTTACGGCTGTCGAACTTTTCAAACAGAGAAGAGGCAGCTACATCAGCCTGCTCGGAATCCTCCGTTATGATTTCTACCTTTGATGCTCCTGCTTCCAGTAGCTTTGCTTTGTCAATGCCGGATGCTTTTGCTGATGTAGTATGAATACGCACCTTAATACGTAAATTACCAGTCTCTTTAAACTCATCCAGCAAGTCGGTCAAGTGGATATCCACCTTGTCTGCTTCAATATCAACCACCTTGTAACGCAGGTTAGCACGGTTCTGAATAAATGTTTGTTTACCATCGCTATACAACACGGTATAACCTTTCTCTTCATCCTCTCCGAAATTATGCTGACGGCTGCTGCCGATATATTCAATACGGGTTTTAGGGATAACACAACGGTTATGGTAATGAGCCACAAAGACACGCTCAAACTCTTCAAAGATATTTGCTGGAAGCTCTTTCTCGCTGGGCGTGGACAGTGCTCCGTTAATGCCTTCGTGGATATATAAAAAATTCTTTTTCTTGGGGTCTATTTTGTTCTGCTTTACCTCTGACAGTTTATCAATAAAACTGCCGTCTTCGGGGAAGTAAGGAATCATATGCAGTAAAGCATAACCTCCGTCACCGATAGGAAGGGTTAGGTAATTATCGGCCACCAATACATTCGGATGCTGGTCGAAGATATGGCAATAGCCTCTCACGGCCTCTTGATTCACGAGATCGTGGTTGCCGTTTGCCAATATCACACGGATATTCTTCTCGGCTGCCGTCATCAAACAATCATGCACTGCTAACAAAATATCGAGGGTTTGAGAAGCACGGGATAGGAATAGATCGCCGCCGATAGCAATCTCCTTGACATCCATCTTCTCGCATATGGATAGTGCCTCGTTCCAGTTTGCTATAAATTCGGGAATATTCTCCTTCCCAATATGCAAATCATTCATCAGAAGCAGGCACGGATAACTTTTATCTGCCATAATAAGCGTATAAGAGTGATGGAGAAGGCAGAATTTGTCTGCCTTCTCCAAAACTTGTGAATAAATAATCTGTGATTACCCGCTTATCTACGGCGGCGACGTTCAGTTGATTCAGGTGTGGGTTCTTCCGTTGGTTCCGGTTCCGGTTCGGGAGTCGGAACCTGCTCGGCTTCCGCCTCGGGGTCTGTTTCCAAAGCCTCCTCGATTAGGTTAAGAAGTTCTTTGTTCGAGGTTGAGCGTGTGATGCGAACCGATAGTTTCTCCTGCTCGATAAAGGTGCGAATCAGACCACGAAGCTCTTGTCCCTCTTCAGTTTTATCCGACAGCCCTTTGTCTTGTAACTCGTCGTAACGGTTGAAAAGGTCGTCCAACAATAGCCCTGTTCCATTCGATGCGTTCTCCTTGGCATCTTTGGTGCGTTTGTCGAATGAGAACGAGCTGGTATCTTCTTTCGGAAGTTCCGAGCCTAATGTTTCAATACTCTCCTGCATATCCTTATCACCCATAATCGACATACCATATTTTGCATCACACTGTTTCAGGTATTCAAGTGTTGCCTCATACTGGTAGCGAGAGTAGCGGTAGATGATTTCGGGAATGCGGGTTGCAGACATCAACTTGGTCAGTTCCTCGGAGGTGAGAGCTTCGTTATCAGACTCATTGTCAATCTCGATGGAGTACTCGGTCTTGTTTCCGTTCTTTTTCTTCTCAATCTCCACAGGATAGGCATTGTACACCGAACTGATAGGACAAGGGAAGCCCGGAGATTTCTGCAACTTCTTCTGCCACAACTTGAATTTGCGCTCGTCTAACTCTTTGAACTGGGCGTGAGAAAGAGTGAGTAGCTGGAATCCTTTAGCTCGCTCGTTCAAATCAAGCACATACATGGCGTGACCGTAGTTGAATTTCAGTCCGCCACCAAATGAGCCGCCGCCAATCTTCTCGGCTAACTTCTCATCACCTCGGTTCTGAGCCTCGGCAACCGCTAATTTACGGTAAGTGTCGATTAGGTCAACAGAAAATCCCGCATCCGTGGTTCGTGGTACGGTAACATACATAGATGTGGCCTTACCGTTGCCTGTAATAGGTTTTTCCAGCTCCATCAATAGTTGGCGTACAGGGTACTCGTAACTGCGGCGGTCACTGGTGCCGTCACGGTTGGGAGCGATGGGCAGGACACGAAGGCGATAAGTTCCCAACTTATCCATACGGAAAAACTCCGTCTTCGCAAAGGATTTGTTCTCTTCGAGGGCACGGGTTTGCGCCTCCTCATAGCTTTCTTGCGATGCTAAAAACATCTCTTCGACCGACATCATTTGTTGGTCATTTTCCTCATTGATTTCTTGCATGATTGCAATAGTGTAAAATTAAACTGCCCGAAGCAATCTAATCAAAGTAACAGACAGGTTCGGTTACACTGTCCGTCTCAAATAACAATCAATTTATAATATGGGAGGAAGCCGGAGCAGTAGACTCCTTGGTTCACTCGGCGGCAAAGCGCCTCAATCAAGTAGGCATCGGCAAAAGAAGCCAATATACCTGCAAATGTACAAAACTTAATCGTCTCCGCAATGGCTTCCCTTACTTTTTTGTTTCATTTTTACTCTCATTTTCTGTATATTACATTCATTTCTCTGGATATACTGATTGAGCTTTTTCTCACGTATTGCGGTGTAAAATTGAGTCCTCTTTGCTGTCAACTTTTTAGGACGATTGCAACAGATTCCTTTTTCCTCATATTCTTCCAAGTATCGAAGAAATTTAGGTTTTTTCAGAGCCGGGTCATTCGAGGCGGAGCACACCACACGGATAGTTCGCATCGAAGGTTCCGGAAATGTCGTTTTCGGGGTCATCCTCATAATAATCTCATATACAGCCGGGATCTCCCATTTGAGCATAAAACCCAAACGGGTCTCTTCAAACTTATACTTTTTCCATGTTCCCTTTGGTCTTCCTTCCTCTTTTCGTCGAGGTGTCGGACTCGGGCACGGAGGGAGTGTTATCCTCGCTCCCTTGAATTTCTTTGGTTTTGCCATCTTGTTCTGTATTACTTGATTCTGTTACTCTCTCCGATACGGTGACCGGAACGATAGGAGTTGCTGCGGCGATACTACGCCTGCTCTCCACGTCTGCTTGAATGTTTACTCTTCTCATATTAGTCGTTATTAAACAAAATAGGTGAAATTAATCTCGGTAACTGCTCCATACCAACCTTTTTCATAGATATGAATATTTCGTCCTCCGGCAAATATTTTAAACCACGCTCCTCGGTTGTATTTGTGGTCATCGTTAAAATCCGCATGAGTGCAACGAAGTCCATATTTTGGCGACTGTATTTGGTTAGGAATAACGGCTACTATACCTCCCATATTTCCACCATCTCGGGATGCTGTATTAATTACTCCTTGAATGGAGACTATGTTGCCAATCTGACGTATAAAAAGTTGACGTGTATCCGTTCCGCTGCCTGAATTACTCATCTGCAACCACCCTGTATCAAATAATTTAGTTTGATACTCTTCGGCATAGGCCGCTCCCAGATTGCGACAAGCTAATTTCTTGGCATCCGCATTCGGCAAAGCCAAATCAGAGAGTTTTCCTCCTTTTGTTAGATAAGCATCTGTAACTTCTTTTTTGGAAAATACATCGAACTTATCCCGCATCATCTGCTGTGCCTGAGCGGTTGTCTTACCTGTCTTGACTAAATAGGTGATGTAATCCTGAAAGAGTTGGTCTAATGCTGCAAACTTATTGTCAGCTACTGTCTTGGTATACACCTCGATATTAGCTGCAACGGATTCTTTCTCCGAAGAGTTGTAGCCGTCCAACAGGCGTGGCGCGTACTTTTTCAGCTCCTTGACGATATCGGAAATCAGTGCATAACCCTCTACTTGTGATTGCGATACCCCGAAGGCATCTATGTAGGCAAAGTTCCCGGTTTTGATGCCATCGAGTTTCTTTTTCAGTGTTTCGGTAAAGATTACACCCTGATAAGCTCCATCATTGCCGAGCTTCCCTGACATCATCTCATCTATCTGCGACACGGAATAGACCGATAGGTTCTGCCGGGCTTGAATGAAATCCGACAAGTCGGCAAGGTTCTGGGTTTTAGTCAGCTTTAATTCACCGATGCCTTTTTTCTCCGCATCAATAACATTGCGAACCTCCGCCTGCTTTTCCGCTTTTCGTGCCGATGCCTGTTCGGGTGTCATGCCGTTGATTTCATCAGCAGAGAGGTTGACAAGTTCGGCCAGTTTGCCATTGATAGTAAGATATTTTGTGTCTGCCTCACTCTTTGAATAGACTGACAGATTGGTGCGTGCTACGGCTTTATCCAAAATATCGCTCAAGTTATTGGCTACACCAACCTTGTATTTTAGGGCTTCCGCTACATCTTCTGCCGTCACATAACCCTCTCCGCCACCACTGATAGAACCACCGGAAATGGCATCGAGCTTTTTCTTGTAAGCAGCGGTAAAGTCTTCGGTAGAGAGCTGCTTGCCTGTTACGGCTGATACCTTCTTCGCCAGTTCGTCCGTAAAACTCTTTTGAGTAACAAATATCGAGTAAATATCTGTACCTTTCAATCTCACACCACCGTTTAGATTGATATAGCCGTTGGGATTTAGTACTATATTCCCCAATAAATTGGAGAGTGAAAAATCTGTATCCTTTGCCGAAATATAACCCAGCGAAGCGATGGCTTCACCATCACGATCTTGCCACTGACAATATGCAGTAAGTCCTATATCGCTTTTTGCAAACGAGGTGTTTCTCAACACCGAACCCATTCCATCACCACAAACCTTGAATAGTCCATTTACGATGGTTGTCTTGGTTTTACCTTCCACTGAAAACAACGGTACGGAACATCGTTTACCGTCATAGACGTTGAAGTTTCGAAAACGGGTTGTTCCCTGATTGAATCCGCAGTGGTTGATATTGACCGAGCCATCATCCGTGTCATCTGCAATGTTAATCAGATGGTTTTGATAGATATATACGCTTCCGACTCGGCATCGCTTGGTATTGATGTCGTTACAAGTAAAGCCGTTCTCGCTTAGTTTAGCAACTTCGGTTGTACCTTTCATAAACGAAAACGAGCCATCTGTATCCATCACTATTTCGGCTGTCAGCAGCTCATTCAGATAGGCTCCCAATGTAACAGCTCCCGATTCCTTGATCTTACCACGTAGGCTGTACCCATCAGCGGATTGTACAGCGACTTCCTTTGAGGTTTTCAGCCCTTTTTCAACCAACACCTCACCGGCAAAGGTTACATCTTTTCGGACTCGCTGTCGCTGTGATACGCTATCAAGCAACAGAGCATACCGTCCAAAGAACTTGTCAATCAAGCGTGGTGCATACTCTTTTGTTATCTCCAAAAAAGCAGGAGGTTGCCCCGTAACGGTGTCTGTCACGAGTGGCACAGAGGTCGCTCCGGCACATAGATAGCAAGTGCGACCTCGCTTATTGACTTCATTCGCATAAACAACCGACTCATTACTGTTCTTCTCATAAATGTAATATGGAAAAACAGCGTTCTTGGCCCCTTCAAAATAGCGAACCTTACCACCCAGCCAAACATAACCCGGTGCGACAACAGCTCCTTCAACCTCGCAACCGGAGATGATAAATGGGGAGCATTCGCCGAAAACGGCAGTCATACTCAGGGCAAGTTCCTGCAAGTTTAATATGTCATCGGAGTAGGTGTAACGCCCTCCGGTCTCTGCAATGTATTCTTTCATATACGTGTGTTGTTATTGGGTTCAATTTCGTCTCCGTCAATCTTTATCAGATAGGTCTTACCTGCCACTTTATACGTATTCACCACAAACGAGAGCATATAGACAAACTCCTTGACTGGAATGGTTAGTGCAGGTACATTTACCATAAAACTAACCTTGTTAATGGCTCGTTCCTCGGCAATCCGATAGAATTCACGAGGCTTTTCCAATGGGTTAGCGGTCATTACCTGCTCATTCTCCTTCCAAACTGTAAATGGACGACTGCTCACAGCATTCTCCCAATAAATATCCACTCCGAGAGGTGTGCTTTCGGTGATGAAAATTCGGTCGGCAGGGTTGGCAAAATAGTGGCTGAACTTATGATTCAAGAACCACTCGAAGCAGATCACCTGCGAGGTCATACGTGCCTCGATATGCTTTTCTTTGGCAAATGCCGTAAACTGGTCGTTAAGTACTTTTAACGGATATACCCAACTTTGCAGTAGTAAGATATATCGACGCCCACATAAGTAATAAGGTACCAAGCGGTTGATGAGTTTGTCTGTGGGTAATCTATATCTCATTGCCAGCATCGAGTATTAGTTTGATAGCCTGACGGAAGTTCGGGACATCTTTCTCTTCACCACTACCGCTGGATTGTTTGAGGTAGCCAGACGAGGTATGTGTCATTCGTCCCACTTTTTTCACAGGCGTTATATGACCGTCAGAGTCATACGCAGCGATAAAGACCCCTTGTTCAGGCTGTGCATTTGTATCGATATGCACATCCGTTACGTGGTCGGCACTGCGGATAGCAGCGATGATATCCGAAACGTATATTGTCGAGTCGAATTTGACATTCATCATGTACTCGTTCAACTTATCCTCAATCTTATCGTACATCTCTGACTCCAATATCGCTCCGTCGTGGTAAACCGACACTCTGGGTATCAACACATCGCCCTCCTGACTGGTCACTTCGATACGTGTTCCAGCAAACTTTATCTTGTTGATGTATGCTTGAATCATCATCAGCTCCTCCTGCGGAATACTTTGCAACTTTCCTTTTTCTCCGGTGGCTACTTTCAGTATCAGTTTGTTATCCAAATTCACATCGCTGCTACTTTCCACGTAGGAGGCTTGTGTCACAATCTGCTTGGTTTCGTCCACATTGGCATAACCAAATGCCAAACCATCCTCACGCACCAGCAATTCATCACCCTTTTGGTATTGAAGCAGGGCGTTGATATAGTAAGTCGGCGTACCATTGATACGGTTATTGATGACGTTTGAAATGTCAATGGCAAAGACATCCAATATACTCTCGAAGCTGAATACCACAGCTGCGAAAGTCCAAGTGATACCGTTCAGTATGGATAGTTTGGAGTCACTGGCAAACTCCGAGAGTTCAAGGCGTTTATTACGCTCGGCAATTGCCTCCTCGTATATCTGTTTAATGGTTCTGCTCATATTTATAAATCGTTTCGTTAATGATAAACTCCCATACGCCGCCCTCGTTCCAAGCCTCTTCGTGTGTCAACACCCAGACGGCTTCCATACCCGAAGTAAGCATGTATTGGTTATTGCTGTCTTTTCGGGGCTCCCGATATTCACCCGACGGCTCAACGGTTATCGTCATTTTGCAACTTCGGCGGTTGTCGTGCCGTTCCACTAACCCAATGAGATAGGCGTCGATAGTCGGCTGGCGAAATACAGTCTGCATCAGCGAGAGTGACATCAGGTTTTTAAGTTCTACCAAAGGAGTCAAGTCAAGGGTTTTTAATCCGTCTAACGTAAGACTGAATACTTCGCCTAACATCGGCAGGGCATCAATGGTCAGTGTGGCATTATTCAATGCAAAACGTTCAATCGAGAACGGTTTCAATATATACAGCTCGACAGGTCGTAATTCACTTACATCAAGATATTTAATATACCCTTGCATATACATTGAAACAAGTCGTTTATCACCGACTGTTGAATCGAACAGATGACTAATCACGGTCGCCTTATCCGATAGTATGACAGTTTGAACCTCGGAGTTGTCGCCCCAATCCACCTCTATCTTGCCGTTACCAGAAACCGTAAACCCAACCCCGATCTCTTTATTGGAAGTATAGACCTCTACGGTCTTAGGCAATGTGAAGTATTTCGGATAGACATTTTGCTGTCCTGATGCGGGAATAATGCCGTGTGTTTCGTAATAGGCTGTAACCTCCTCATTGATTCGGTAATCGTCCGTGTATATAAGCTCGTCTCCGGCTTTCAGGTCTGTATCAAATGATAGGGTTTCGTTACTAACCATCAGGTCGGTAACGCCCTCCACTGAACCGTAGATGTGTAGAGCCACATCGTAGATATTTTGTCCTTGTATAACTTTGTATTTACCCATTTTTCTCTTTTACCTCCAATAAAAGTTCGCCTGTTTCGGAATTCATATAAGCATTTACCACTATCATATTGTCTGCCTCAAACTCCTTTTGCAGTTTGGCTGCAAGTCCGCTGTTCTCAAAGTTCCCGTGCAAGAAATCAATCAGTCCAACTCCTGTCAGTGGGTGTTGGTAGAGCGTTCCGGCAGAGGCTTTAAGCAGAAAGTTCTGGTTCTGTGGTAAGGATGCTTGAATAAGCAGATCGGTTTCGTGTCCGCTGTAAATCCGAAACATTCCCTCTTTGAGTGTCAGACAGTATACCTCCTCACTGCCGAGCGTTCTATATTCTGACACTCTGATTTTATTTCCATCGGGCAGCACGACACGATACCACGGGCGATTGGTAGTACGATTTAGAATGTATTCCGCTGCTCCATTTTCGGTGTCTATCCGAAGGCGTATCTGCAACTCTTTATTGATGGGCTTGTAAGATAAGCGTATATAAGCCTGAAAATCATCTTTGATGCGTTGCTCATATCCACGGGGAATCAATGCCTCGCCATAACAAAAGTTGTCGTTGTCCACTCCGTCCACACTTTCAAACAGCACAAAATCGTAGAAACTTTTTCCTGCGATATTGTCTGTGGTCTCCAACTCACCATAATCCGTATCTATTTGTATATCTTGCCTTGCCATTATCGTATAATAAAAAAACCGCCCACCTTTATTAAAAGTGAGCGGATAGTGTTCACTCTCTTGCAGAATAGAGTGAATCGGACAGATAAGTTTAATTGGCAGATATCGTATCGTAGATTTTTTCAACCGACTGCCACATATCGTCCGGCAAGTTCTCATCGGATATTTTCTCACATACCATTTTCAGGTACTCCATCTCATCGGCAGAAAAGTCCACAATGAGCGGGGTCTCTTTTTCCAAATCCCATTCGATACGTTTTGTATCGGCGTTTTCACGCAGGTTTACCTCATCACGCTCGGTGTCGCTGATTTCAATCTTCTTCAAAATCTCCTTTTTGAGGTTGAACTGCTTGAAGTTTCCCTCTTTGGGTAAGAATGCCGGTATGTACAACCGGTCTTTGATGTTTAGTTCCATATGCTTTTTATTAATGTTTACCTTAATGGATTAGATGCTATCGGTCAAGATTGTTTTCGACAGACTGCATTTCACCTTCATTTTCTTTAATCTTTTCCACGAAACGCTCAAAGTCCAGAAAGAACAAGGAGGCTTTTGCCTGACCTGTTAGGTTACAGAATACATTCCCGTTCTCATAGGTGATATATCCGGCATTGTACTTCTCCACACCGTCAGGCTTTATCGCCTGAACATTGGCGTTGATACGGGTTAGAACATCATTTACCGTTACATACTCGATGATGTAAGTTGCATTGGCGGTAGTCTCTTCCGCCGTTTTTGTTAAGACTGTGCTTGTTATATTCATAATTTGATATTTATATCAGAATAGAAAAATTTGAGTTGAAAGGTTTATTATGACCAGTCTGCCGTGCTGAATACTTGAAAACAAAACGAGCCTTCGTTGGCAGAGTCGTCGTCTTGAGTCTGTACATAAAAATATGAACCGTATATTCCCATTATAGTAGCGTAGATAGGTGTCCCAGTATAATATCCGGTCATCTGCACAAAATAGTTACTATTTAAATACCAAGGCAAATAAACCGTATATCGACCCGTTCCCGTTCGGCTTATAGTCATTTTATTACCATCAAAGGTTTTTTGCTTCATTGACACACTCGTCCCGGAAACAGTTACGATACCTCCTGCCAGATACTGTAAGAAGCTTCCGTATTTTCCTGTGGTCATAATATCTCTACGGTTAATCACGATCCAGCCGAAAAATGTAGAACTATCCCCGTAACCAAGTAACTCCACCAGTTCACGTGAGAAGGAGATGGTACTTTTTTGAATACCATCTTCAAAAAAGTACTTGCCAGACGGAGCTGTAATACTCATATATCCCACAGTCGTATTGCTTCCCCATCTGTAATTCACCAGTGTTACACGGCGACCGCTATTGTCTATTGTCCACGGCAGGTCGATGTTCTCATCCCAAGAGCCACGTATAGCGACAATATTATCGTAGTTGTTAAAGTTCTGTTGATTAGACGTATCTCCGCCAATCCAAATGGAAGAGTCATTCAGCACGAACTTGTTACGCACACTGCCATTGATTCGCACATTGGTGAATATGGCATTCTTTGCCTGCACATTGCCTATCGAGTCCCAGAAGAAATTCCCATTCGCCAACTGCCCCGAACCATCATTATTTAGTTTCCATTTCGTGCCGTTTACAATCGAGCCATCCGAAGAGAGTGCCACGCTATTCTTGTAAATCTGTACGGAATTGATACTCCAACCACCGATTGTACCTTTATTAAAAGTACAGCTAAGACCGTTAATGTATGCAGTATTGATTATATTGGCCTTTATGCTCGCCGCATCTAACTTTGAAGAATTGATGCTTCCGGCTGCTATTCGGTCTGCACTGATAGTTCCGGCAGTAATTTGATTGGCGCTAAGCGAGCCGGTATAGATGCCGTTCGCATCTATAGTCGTAGTGTATTTCTCCGTAGACGTTACATCGAATACCGTAGCATAGGCCACGTCCCACGTAAGCGTTGCACTGCCTTCTATGTAGAAAAAATTGGTACTGGAAAAACTTGCTGTTCCACATACCACTTTATAGATATATTCGCACCAGTCACCCGTCCCAGCATTCGGAGTAAGCCACTTGCTCGTCCCACCGCTTCCAATATTGTTCGAAGCCCACTGTATGATTCTGCCACTGGGTATTTTTGCAATAATGCGTGTTATGAATATCTTCCTGTATGAGCACATATGTCCAAAATGAAAACCGCCACAACCAGGTGAAGCAGACCCTGTATTGGTAATCCTGAGCACATATTTGCTGTCGTTGGGAGCCGTACTGTCAGATACACGAGAGAGTGTAACCGTACCATTACCTGCATTATTATAGATATTCGTACCATTATTCCCATTAAAGAAAGTGGGGTCTCGGAATAGCATCTTTCCGTATGCCATAGCCGATGCCAGTTCTTTAGCGGCATTAGCCTTTGATGTAGCATCCGTAGCTGCACTGTTGATCGCCTCCGCTTTCTTGGTATCGGCATAGCTCTTAGCGGAATTAAGGGCACTGTTGGCTGCATTCGTCCAGTTCAAAGAAACTGAAGCTCCGAAAGAAACATTCCCTGCTGCATCCCAGACAATATTACCGTTGGCAACACGCCCTGAACCGTCATTATTTAGTCTCCATTTAGTTCCGTTATATATGCTTCCGTCCGAGCCGAGATAGACGCTGTTTTTCCAGATATTTGCACTATCAAAAGCCCACCCTGCGATACGATTATACACCTCCTTACTACCGGAACGAGCCGAATTTGCCGAAAGGCAGAAGTATTCATACCCGTCCCAACTCATCATCTGAATGCCAACGAATCCTGTCTTAACGCTGCTCCCTGATGCTGCGACTTGTCCGAATACGATATGTCCCGCATTGGAGGACTGATGCCATAGCAATGAAATACCTATAGGCTTATAGGCACCCGAATACCAGTAACCGCTACCGGAGGCTGCGGTACGTATCTGTATAGGTGTTGTCCCGACAGCCCCGATTGTTCCAACGGTCATATTATCACTACCAATTATAAAACCTCCGATTTTACCCCGCACAAACGTGCAGCTCAAACCATTGATATAATCCGTGTTGATAATATTTGCCTTGATACTGGTAGCATCCAACTTGGCGGATGAAATACTTCCAGCTGCGATACGTTCGGCACTCAGGGTTCCTGTAGTGATACTTGACGCATTGATACCCACTGTATTCACCTGATTGGCGGTCAGTGTACCGGTGTAAATTCCCGTACTGCTGATATAGGTCAGAGGGTGAGCGGAGAGCGTTGAATCGTTCCCTTGCGCCAAACCGATAAACCTACGTCTGCGTATCTCTTCCTCTACCGCTGTAGTCAGTGTACGGGGAGCCGGGGCATTAACGGTTGTGCTGCCACTCTGAAACATCACCTCGGAGTTATAGGCTATCTGCGGACTTGCAGGAATCGGTGATGGGCTGTATTCGGAAGAGACTAAAGGCTGATCCGAATAGAGGTGATACCTTGCTCCCGTTGTACCGCCACCTCGCAAGAAGATGGCGAACATACAATAATTGCCACAATGCAACGCTCCGGCAAACATTCGGCAATAAGTCTCGGACAACTCGTAAATATCCCACGAGTAATTAATTCCTCCCCAGCTTCCGAAATTTGTTTTCAGATGCAGCATCAATCCCCCCTTATGAGTTGCCGTATTCCAAGTATCGGGGGCTAACTCACTGTAAACTCTACGAACAAGAATCTCTCGTTTAAAGTTTTGGTCACCCCCTTTGATGATGACAGGATAATAGGTATTCGCATCTCCATTTATCACGATAGACTGATAATATGGATAGCCGAAATTTGCTTGCTGCGCGCTGACTATGTCATTCTTCCACTGCAATGATACAGATGCTCCGAAGATAACATTGCCAAGAGCATTCCATGCAATATTACCACTGGCAATCTGTCCTGAGCCATCGTTGTTCAGCCTCCATTTAGAGCCATTGGTTATAGAACCGTCCGCACCGAGGTAGACACTGTTTTTATAGATTTGCGTGCTGTTTATCGTCCAACCGGCAATACGATTCACATATCCCAACTGCACAACCGTGCTTCCGGCAGTGTCAGTGGCAAATAATCCGAAATCTGTGTTGCTGTTATAATACAATTGCACTCTGTTACCGCTCGTAGCACTCGATGATGCCCCATAGACAACAATCCGCTTATTAGCCTTGTCTAAAACAATCTGACCACCGGAGATGGAGGCTGAGTTAATTGTCCAGCCCCCGATTGTTCCTTTATTGACAGTAAGGGTAAGTGCATTGATGTTGCCGGCTGTAATCAAGGTAGCTTTCAATGCATCCACATTCAGGCGTGCCGTATCAATTGTTCCTGCCGTAATTTGCGAAGCGGTTAGCGTTCCCGTGTAAATACCCGTGGATGAAATTTGAGTGAGCTTAGTATAGGAAGAGCCACCCAAGGCTGTGGTAATACTAACTATCGGTGCCGTCCAGTTCAGCGATACCGAAGAGGCAAATGTAACTGTCCCTGCGGCATCCCACAAGATGTTGCCACCTGCAATAGCTCCGGCTCCAGTAGATTCCAGCCTCCACTTGAATCCTCTGATTCCATTGGAGGCTATAGTGATTGAACCGGATGCGGCTGTAAACCCTCCCGATGTATTGTTCTTTGTCCCGCGAAAAATAGAGTCCGAATCAAGCGACCAGCCACCGATTTTACCCCTAACCACATTCAATGTCAGAGCCTCGATGTTTCCAGCCGTGATAAGGGATGCTTTCAGAGCGTTCACATCGATTCTATCGGCACTGATTGTTCCTGCCGTGATTTGAGAGGCATTGATACGGATGGCATTGACAGTATTAGCGGATAGAGAACCCGTAAAAATACCGTTGGCATCGATATAGGTAGCACCGACCCACGCCAAAGCAACAGCAGAACCGAACTCTACCTTTCCGGTTGCAGTATTGTACTTAATATACTCATTGCCGTTACCTAATTGTACATTGCCCGTAGCATCAATGGCAAAAGTTTTCTTTCCATCGTTAAATCCATAGATGCCATTGACTGTTTCGGATGCGATAACTCCCGAAGTATTGCGAGTGCTGAGCGAGAACTTACCAATTGCCATACCGGTAAGGGTGCCGTTGGTGTTTTTTGTTCCTGCAAATATTTTAGGGGTGATAACACTCTGCGCATCAATTACTGTCTTCCCGCTATTCCAGTCAGCAACCCAATCCAAAAGGTTAGAATCTACACCTGCACTTCCCGGAGCTCCTGTTTTTACCTTGAACCAACTAAACGAAGTGATAAAGGTCTGACCATTGATAATGACAGGGATAGATACTATTCCCGTATCTGCCAACGTCGTGTTATTACCTGAAACCGTATAGCTTATGGTCTTAGTGCTTTGATTGACCGAGATGGAATAGAATCCCACAGGTGTGGCAATAGTCCCGATACAGAAATTGGTAATCGAAGTATCGCCACATCGGACTGAGAGAATCGAATGAATAGTATGTGTGCTGAGAACCTTTCCCGTATGGTCACACGAAATAGCACTCTTATCAACAGATTGATAGAGTGCATAGGTTTCGGTGGCTACACGGATAGATATTTGTCCTCTTGCTACTATCGCCATTACTTGCTGATTTCAACGGTGTAGGTAGCTGCAACAGAAATCTCGTCACGTGTAACGGTCAGTGAGCGTCCAGTTTTCACCCCGGCAGTACCCCAAGTAGTATCCGCCACACCCAACTTATTGAACTTACGCCAAGTGCAGGTTGCACCAGTAAAAAACGTATCTGGCAACAGAACTCCGTTTTGCCAGCAATTAACCGTCAATGCTGTTGAAGTAAGACCGCTGGTCAACGTCGTTCCTGCCGGAGCCGTAATTTCAACCTGATAGGGATCGGACATATCAGCAAATGAGATAATATCACTAACCGAGGTATTGTAAGTTCCCGATGCCGTATCGGTGTCTTTGATAATGCACTTGAAACTTTCGAAATTTAGAACGGCTGATTCGGGGATGGTAATCTCGTTAGTGGTGTAACCAGTAATACCTCCTGCATTGGCAGAGGTAATTGTCGTCCACGTTCCACTCCCTAACTTCTGCCACGAATAGGTTACATTCGTGTTGTCGATAACAGACCCACGCCACATATCACAGTGCGCTTTAAGAGTCGTTACATCACCGTTCTTGAACACGGTTCCGCTCGGAGCGTATGCAATCGCACAGATAAGTTGCCCGGCATTGGTGGTTTTAGTATAGGTAATGTTTGCTTTGGCCTTCGTTTCAGCGGTGGTATCTGGGTCCACGTAGGTTACTTCGCACTCGACCTGCAACTGGTTGACTGAGGTCATATTGTTTTTAATGGTTAAGGCATAAGGAGCGGTAGCGGCTGCCGTTGCCCCGAATGTCGAAAGTGTAGTCGAGCCGTTAATCTTCCAAACTGGAGTTCCTTTCAGTCTTGAAACCTGATCCGTGCCAACTCCCGTAACATAGACTTCCGGGGTAATAACCAAAAATGGTGATGCCGCCCAGGAAGGGACGTAAGAACTGTTTTCCTTATTGAAAATCTGTGTGGTAGCCACGTTGCTACCCAGATAAAGGTTTATGGATTTCCCATCGTTCAGATCCACAATGGTAATCTGACCTCTTGATATTACTGCCATATTCTTATAAATTAGTTAATTGTTACCTCACACGTGAACATCGCTCTTCGGTATATATCCTCATCGGAGATTGTCAGGTAGCGACCGATTCCAGCATGGAGTTCGTTCCATACCGTGTCGCCAGCTGCATTGGTTGATGTCCTTTTCCAGCAGAATAGGTTATCTGGAATGGTTTGGGTTATTTCTTGAGAGCCTTTATATACACAGGCTGTCAAAGTTGTCGAGATATTGCCATTGATAAAGTTGTTACCATCGCTTGTAAATATCTGCACCGAGTAGGCATCCTCTCCATCGTAAAGTTCCACGATAGAGATTTGCCCGCGTGCTATCAGGTTTAAGCCCTGATAGATTTCACAGATAAGGGCTCCACGTGTATCGATGTCTGTTTTAGCAACCGTAATCTGTTTGCCCTGATAGGTACAAATCACCTGCGTGCCTTCCGAGTCGAAGAGCTTCCAACTGTAGTGAAATTCCATTCCGGTGGCATCCGTCTCCCTGCCTGAGCGATAGACCAAGGCTTTGGCTTCAATGTCGTTCTCCCCGTTTTTAATTACAAACCCCTTGGTTCCGATAATATCCACCACAAAAGGGTCGGTCATATCGGTAAAGGTGATGATGTCGAAGACTATCTGCCCGGCATAACTATTACCAAGTGTTGTGTCTATATCCTTGATGGCACATTTGAAAGTCTCGAAGTTGCGGACAGCGTTGGAAGTTAAGGTTATCTCACTGGTTTTCCATCCGGCAATAACTCCCTGCGGATAGGTCTCACTGAGTGCCGCCCAACCCGGGCCCAATTGCGGATCATAAAGTGGAGTGGTAACAATAGAATTGGTTACATAGTCTCGTGTCAAAGGAGTGGTAAGGGTCACGGCCTTTGTTTGCGTATCGACCGACTGCACGGTGTGTTTATCCACTCCAATTAGGTATAATACACCCCCGGGTACAATATTGGCGACCGAGCGTAAAGTAATGATATAGGAACCCTTACTGCCGGGGGCAGCCATTTGTGCGTTGGCAAAGACGGATTCATCCCGTACACCCCAGCGATACTCTGCATTGATACTGTCTATTTGGGCTCCACGCCACAAGTCACAATGTGCGGTCAGATTCTTTGATTCTCCATTTTTGAAGATATTGCCATCTGGAGCGTAAGCCAATGCCGCAACTCGTGCCCCCGGATTGGTAAGTTGGGTAAATTGAATATCGGCAGCTACGACTGTTTCGTTGCCGCTACCATCGACCCACACCGCCTGAAAGCCATATCGCATATAGGGAGAGTACTGACCGATATGGTTGGCTTTAATGGTCAAGGTATATTTAGCAGCAACATCGCCAATCCAACAGCTATCTGTCCCTGATGTGATTTGTTTTCCATTCTTGCACCAGAAGACAGAGCCTAATTTTATGCCGGGACTTTTGGTTGCAGGATCGGCGATCTGTGAAATCAAATCATATTCGCCATAGTTGCCGATAAAAAGTGATGGGGTTAATTTCAAATTTGTGTGAGCCCAGTTAGGCATCAAAGCTCGTGTCTCCTTATCGTAAATTTGCGTGGTGGATAGATTCGAAGAAACAAAAACTCGGATATTTAACGGTTTGGATTGAGAGAGAATCTGGTCTTTGGCTTCATCGTCCAAGTCTCCCCAGCGAATCGTGATATCTTTTAGCTCAATATCATCC